GCCGCTTCCCTACATGCTCAATTTCGAGTTCGCCGCGCCGGCATCGACCTTGTTTTTTGCGTATCGGCTCTATGACGACGCCAGCCGCGCCGATGAGCTGCGCGAGGAAAACCACGTCGTGCATCCGGCCTTCGCCCGACCCTTCGGGCGCGCCCTGGCCTCATAATGCTGTTCGGACCGATCCCCAATCCGGCCGAGGTGGCGACGCTGATCGTCGGCGGCCGCAAGTTCGATGACTGGACGAGCGTCATGGTGCAGCACCGCTACGCCGAGGCGTGGCCGCTGTTCCGCTTCAGCGCCGTCGAGCGCTTGCCGGCGATTCAATCCCGGTGGGCCAGTCTACAATTCAAGCCGGGCGATGAGTGCGCCATCTACCTTGGCGGCATCCTGGCGATCGTCGGCGTCATCACCGTGCGGCAGGTCGCCTACGACGCCCAGAACCATGCGGTGCAGCTACAAGGGAAAGGGATTAGCTGGTACGCCTCGAAATCGTCGATCATCGACGAGAGCGGCAACTTCGACGGGCAGACATTCGAGCAGGTGGCGCGCAAGATCATCGCGCCCTTCGGCGTCGGGGTGGAAGTCGTTGGCAAGCTCAACACGATCCCCTTCCAGCGTTTGCAGATTGAGCCGGGTGAGAAGCTCTGGGATTGCCTAGAGCGGCTGGCGCGCCCGAAGGGCATCGTGATGGGGAGCGACCATCTCGGCAACTTCTTGCTGATCGGCGACCGCGCCGTCACCGCCGAGACTGACCTGATCGAAGGCGAGAACATCAAGAGCGTGCAAGCGGTCGTGAGCACCGAGCACATCCATTCCGAATATTGGCTACGCGGCCAGACGGCGGCTAGCGATGAACAGCACGGCGCACAGGCAAGCCAACAGCAGGCCAAGGTCACCGGAACCGGAAAGCGCTACTCGCCGCTATTGACCACGGCCGAGCAGCCGGTGTGGTTGCAAGCGGAGCTACAGGACCGCGCCCGCAACGAATCGATCTGGCACGAAGGCGCCGTCTCACAGGCGGTGATCACCGTTCAGGGGTGGATGCGCGGCGATGGCGGTTTATGGCGCGCCGGCATGGCGGTGCATGTGCAGTCGCCGATGGCGATGCTGGACACGACGATGATGACCCAATCGGTCACCTTCACGCAGGATTCCGACGGCGGGACGTTGACCGTGCTTGAGTGCGTGCCGCCCTTCCTGCTCCGCGGTCAGTCGGACTACAACCTCGGCCGATCCGACGTGCCGCAGGATCCGCAATCTTATGAGACGGGAACGCCGGCGGCGCCCGCGACCAGCGTGCCGGAGCCGCCGCCCGTCGAGATGCCGAACTGACTTCCTTTTTTCGATCAATTTATCGACAGCAAAAACGAAGTGAGGAGAGCCGCAATGCACCGCGCCACGCCCGCCAATTCGAGCTTCCGCGCCTATTCGGCCGGCGGGGCTCGCGCCACGGTCTCGGGGATCGACGATTCGAAACTCATGCAGGAAATCAGCGGCGCCTTCATGAAGGGCGAAAGCCGCGGCAAGATTGAGCACGCGCAACAATACGGCTTCACGGCCGTGCCTTTCGACCCGGACAAGGGCGAGGACGGCAAGGAAGGGCTGGGCCCGGAGACGTTTATCTCCTTCATGGGGGGCAACCGATCGTTCCCGGTGGCGGGCGCGATCGATGATCGCCGGCACCGTCTCAAGGGGCTGGAAAAGGGCGATGTGGCGCTGTTCCGCGGCAAGGACGACGGCCAGCAATTTCACATGAACGGCGTCGGCACCTTCCTGTCGAGCTATCCGGGCAAGAAGCTGCGCATGCAGCTCGTGCAAAAAGCGCAGCAGGCGGCCGGCCAAGCGCCCGGCCAACAAGCCGAGGCGGGCGGCGGTGCCGGCGGACAGGCGGGCGGCGGTGAGCAGAAGGCGACCGGGCAATCGTCGGTCTACAAGCAGGAAAGCTCGCAATACTTTGAGGTCACCGGCGACGTGACGGAGAGCATGAACAAGAAGCATGTGATCATGCTCGACGACAAGGAGATTGCCGTTAACGTCCGGCCCGCAGAAGGCGGGCACCCCAAAGGCGTCTACCTCGGCGGCCGGCCGGAGCTCGGCCATCAATTCTCGCCGGTTGTGACGGTCGCCGGTCCGAGCGCCTATGTCTTTGCGCGGATCGGCTGACGATGGACATTCGCCTTGTCCAATCGCCGGACTTCCTGCGCTACTCGATGGGATCGGATTGGGCGCTTCGCGATGACGGCACGCTCGATGACCGACAAGCCCTGGCGACGGCGGTGATCGTGGCGCTCGGCACCGATCGCCTAGCGGAGCGCACCGACATCCTGCCAGACCCGGATTCGACCGATCGCGCCGGCTGGTGGGGCGATCTTGATGCCGAGGAAATCTGGGGAGGCTGGCCGATCGGCTCACGCTTGTGGCTGTTGAAGCGCGACAAGATCGAGGACCCAGGCTCGCAGCGCGGCGCGACCGTCACCCGCGTCGAGTACTACATCCGCGAAGCCTTGCAGCCCTTCGTCGATCTCAAGATCGCGTCGGCCTTGCAAGTGTCAGCGCAGCGCACCGGGCGTGAGCGCATCGAAGCGCTGGTGCGGCTCTACCGCGGGCCGCAGCTCGCCGTCGAGCTTCGCTATCAAGTCCTTTGGGATGAGCTGATTGAGGGAACGTAATGCCTTGGGAGACGCCGCGGCTGGAAACGGTGCGGACCCTGGTCCGCGATCAGGTGCGCGGCAACCTCACCGGCGCCGACGCCACCATCCCGAATTCGATCCTGCGCGTGCTCTCCGACGTGGCGGCCGCTCTCTGCCATCTGACGTTGCAATACATCGATTGGCTGGCGCAGCAATTGCTGCCCGACACCGCCGAGGCCGAATGGCTCGATCGGCACGGGCATATGTGGCTGACCAACGCCGACGGCACCACCGGGCGCAAGCTGGCGACCCTGGCCGAAGGGGTGGTGAGTCTGACCGGGCAGACTTGGGTGGCCGTGCCGGTCGGGCAGCGGCTCATCAATCACGCTACCGAAGTCGAGTATGAGACGACGGAAGCCATCGTCCTGGCGCCCGGCGGCTATCCGACGCCGGTGCCGGTCCGGGCGCTCGATGCCGGCATGGTCGGCAACCTGCCGCAGGGCACAAGCCTAGCGCTGCTTCAGGCGCCGCCCGGTGTCGATGGCGCGGCCACGGTGGTGCTGATCGACGGCGGCATCGACGATGAGGAAACCGAGGATCTGCGCGGCCGCGTCTTGTTGCGCATCCGACAACCGCCGATGGGCGGCGCGGCGATCGACTACCGGCACTGGGCGCTGGCCGTCGCCGGCGTGACGCGCGCCTGGGCCTATCCGCTCGAGATGGGCATGGGCACGGTGACGGTGCGCTTCATGGCGGACAGCTTGCGCGCCGACGAAGAGGGCTTCCCGCGGCAGTTCGAAATCGACCGCGTGATCCAGTATCTCGACAGCGTGCGCCCGGTGGCGGTCAAAGACTGCTTCGTGGTGGCGCCCATCCGGCACGCGGTCAACGTGGAGATCAATCGCCTTGTGCCCGACACGACGGCGGTGCGGCTGGCGATCGCCGAGAGCCTGAAGGAGATGCTGCGTGAGCGGGCCGAGCCCGGCGGGGTGATTTACGCCGCCTGGAAGAATTTCGCGATCATGCAGGCGCCCGGCGTTATCTCGTTCTTCCTAGGCAACAGTCGCGATGATGTGATGCCGTCGCCGGGCCACATGCCGGTGCTGGGAAACATCATCTATGGCCAGTGAGCTAGGTGTCTTTCGGATTCGCCTGCGCAGGGTGCCGCGCGATCGATTCGTGCGGCGCACCAGCGATAACTATGCGGAAGCCTTCTTGCGGCTCTTGCCACGCGGGCAGGCGTGGCCGCGCCATCCCGAGAGCATCCTCGTCAAGGTCTGCCAGGCGCTAAGCTGGTTTTGGGGTTACGTCGACGGCCGGGCGGCCGATCTTTTGGAACGCGAATCGGACCCGCAGCGCACCGTCGAGCTGCTGCCCGAATGGGAACGGGCCTTCGGCCTTCCCGATCCCTGTTTCCCCGAGTCCGACACGGTCGGCGAACGACAGCGGATGCTGGTCACGAAGATCACGTGGATGGGCGGCCAAAGCCGACAATATTTCATCGACGTGATGGCGTGGCTCGGCTTCGAGACGATCATTCAGGAGTGGGCGCCTTTCATGGCCGGCGTCTCGCGCGTCGGCGACACGCGGCCGCCCTCTCAGCTAAGGCATCGCTGGTATATCGGGCCGCCGGAATCGCGCTTCGTCTGGACGGCGCAGGTCAACAATATCGGGCTCGTGTGGTTCCGCTGCGCCTCCGGCCGCTGCGGCACCGATCCGCATCTGCAATTCCGCATGCCGTTCGACCTTGAATGCCTGCTACGGCGCTGGAAACCGGCGCACACGCAGGTGGTGTTCGACTATTCCGGCCTTGCCTTCCCCGACGATCCGTTCGCCGGCACTCAGAGCAAAGCAAAGGGACAGACCCATGCGCTACGTCCAGCCGTACGGCGTCAGCGATCCAGACGCGCCCTACGTCAACGGTGATCCGACCATCGGCCGCGAGGGATCGATCCCGCCGGCGGCGGCCATCGAGCACCCGATGCGCGAGGTCGTGGCCGTCATAGCCAAGAGCGGCATTCGGCCGAACGAAGAGCACTTGGAACAGCTCGCCGAAGGCGTGCGCTCGCAGTTCCTCAACTTCGCCGAGGACACGGGCACGCCTGATAATCTGCGCGTCGCCTATGACCCACCGATCACCGAATACACGCGCGGCTTGGTGCTGCGCGTGCGCGTGCGGCACAACAACACCGGGCCGTGCAACATCAATGCTGGCGGCGACACGGTGGCGGTTCGCAAGATGAACGGCGCCGACCTGAGTGAGGGCGAGCTGTCCAACGGCGCGCTGATCACGCTGGTGTTCGACGGCACGATATTTCAGCTCTCCAACTTCGGCGGCGCCGGCGGCGGCGAGGAACAGGTGTTCATGGTGAACATCCCCTACACCGTCGACACCTCACCGACGCCGGGCCGCATCATCGCGGTATTCAACCCGCCCATCGAGGAAGACCTCGTTCCGGGTAACGTGATCGCGGTCAGGGTGGCGCATACGAATCCCGGCGCGACCTACATCGAGATCAACAATCTGGACCCCATCCAACTGATGCCGAACGGCGGCGGCATCATGCTGCAGGGCGACATCATCGCCGACGACGTGGTGCAGTTCTTCTATGACGGTGAGTTTCTGCGCTTCCACGCCTTCCCGGAGATTACGGCGCCGGCGACCTACACGGTCGGGACGACGGGCCAGAATTTCCCCAGCATCGAAGCCGCCATGCAGGCGTTGCGCCGCAAGATCATCGGGGCGCGCGGGCATGTGACCTTGCTGATGGCGCCCGGCGCCTATGATGGCGGCATCGAGATTTCCCATCCGAACGCCGACCGCCTCGTCATCCGCGGCACGATGATCGCCGCCCATCCGACCTGGGGAGAATTCGCGGCCAACGGCTCCTCGTCGCAGCAGCGCGCCCAGGACGCCTTCTACAACATCAACATGCTCCGCGGGCGCTACGGGACAGAGATCAGGCTACGCCAGGAAGCGAGCAACTTTAATACCGGCATCCGCAACGTCGGCCCCGGCAAGCCTGTCTTTCAGGACTTGCTCTTCGTCGGCACGCAGACGCCGATGCCGTCGACGTGGCTGTTCTGGGAACAGGGCATCCACGTGCCGACCGGCTGTTCCTGCTGGTGCTACGACTGCACGGTGTGGGGCGCGCAGGTCGGCTGGGCCGTCAATGGCAGCGTCGATTGCTATCGCTGCTTCGCCGCCAACAACACCTTCCTCGGGGTGACAGGCAACATCATCAACTGGGGCCTCGGCGGTGTGATCGGCAACCAAGACGGCATCTTCATCAATTACGGGGGACTCTACACGCAGCAGACGAAGGTGCTGGTCAACGGCGGCCAGGGCATCTGGTGCAGCAATGGCGGTAGCGCGCAAAACGCCTGGACGGATTCGCTCGGCAACGGCACTTTCGATGTCCTGGCCTTTGCTTCCTCGTCGATCAACATGGTCCTGCCGGCCAGCTTTAATAACGTCGATCCGCCGACCTTCGTGGTCGGCAATTACAACTCGATCATCACCCAGCACTATCAACAACCGCCGCCTTAAGGAGAGCGCCGATGCGCATCTTCGTCCGACGATCCGCCTTGACGCTCAAGGCCGACGAGGTCGTGACCGTGATGATGACCCTGGATGACAGGGCCGAGATGCCGACCGAAGCGCAATGGCCGCCGCTGACGCAGATGGCCATGCTCAATGTGCCGCCGCTGGCGTTGCATCATGTGCAGATCGGCTTGCCGACGCTGGCGCCCGGATGGCGCGAAACCTACCGGACGCAGATCACCGAGGGCGAGGCCGAACGACGCATCGTCATCGCCTTTCCCGAGCATCTACAACGCTACAGCCTCTACGAGCTCGACGCGGCGATCCTCGATCACGGCCCGGACGCCAAGCAATGGCCGGCGACCACCAAGCAGCGTAAAGCCGACATCGATCGCGCCTGGGGCTATGTGGTGGCGGTGCGCGGCAAAGCCGCCGCCATGGCGAAGGGGGCGCTGCCGGCCGATCCGACTTCGGATCGGCATTGGCCGCCGCGCATCGCGCCTTATACGGGATAGCGACATGCCCGCCGCCGATGTCCTTGCCCTACCGCTGGCGCACGTGGTGTTCGAAGTCGCCAACAATGAGGTGTGGATCGATTCGCTCGTCTACCTCGTCGAAGAAGCCGATCGCCCGCAGCTCGACTTGCGCGGCATCGCCTTTGAGATGCAGCTCCGGCGGCGACCGCAAGACAACGAAGTGGTGCTGCAAGGAGGGACCGACGACGGCACCTTGTCGATCGGCGCTGCGCCCAATTGGGGGCACCTGATTTTCTACGTCCCTGAAGTCTTGATGCGGCGCCTCTGGCCCGGCCAGTACGTCGGCGACGTGCGCGCCAGCAATAAGCGCTTCCAGCGCATTTGCCTGACGCTCGAGGTCACTGTTCTAGAAGGCATCACGCGATGACCATCAAAGCCATCATCCCGGGCGAGCTAAGCCCGGCGGGCGCCAAGGTATTCGCCGCGCCCTACGCGCCGGCCGGCCCGATCATCTATGGCGACAGCGCCAGCGATGTTGAGATCGTCGTCGGTGAACCGGCGACCTTCATCATGGAGCAGTTCAATCTGGGCTTTGTGCCACCGATGCGGTTGCGGGCCTCGGCGGCCGCCGATCAATGGCTGGAAGGCCAAGTCGTCAGCTACGACTTCGAAAGCAATGAGCTGGTGCTCGCCGTCGATCTGATCAGCGGCGGCGGCACGCATAGCGCTTGGTTCATCACCATCGCCGGCGAGCCTGGGCAACGTGGCCCGGAGGGACCGCAGGGGCCGCAAGGCCCACCGGGAACGCCCGGCGGACCGCAAGGTGAGCGCGGCCCGGAAGGTCCGCGGGGGCTGCAAGGTGAGCAGGGCGAACAGGGGGAGAAGGGCGACAAGGGCGACCAGGGTATTGAGGGCGGACCGCCGGGACCGGAAGGACCGGAGGGACCGGAAGGACCGCAGGGTCCACAAGGGCCGATGGGCGTCGCCGGGCCTGTGGGACCGCCGGGTGAGCGCGGCCCAGAAGGGCCGGTCGGCGAAGCGCCCGGCGATGGCGCCGCCTATGGCCGGTCAAGCGGAAGCTGGCAACCCGTACTGCCGTCCGTCGGCGGCACCATCGTCGGCGGCCTGAACGTCGGCGGCGCCCTGACCATGATGGGCGGCCAGAACCAAATTTACAACGATATGGGCTTCATCAGTAATGCCAGCTTGACGGTCGGCACGCGGGCCGCCACGGGCGCCAACATCGGCATCTATGCCTATTCCAATCAGCAATATGCCATCGTCGGGCGCAGCGACACCCCTTCGGGCTATCTGTGCGGCTGGCTGGCCGGCGCCGGGACCATTGTCGGCAACATTTACACCGACGGCTCAACGACGGCTTACAACACCACCTCGGACGCCCGCCGCAAACAGAACATCACCGACCTTGAGGATGAGCACGAGATCGGCGAACTAATCGACGCCATGCGCCCGGTCGCCTGGGACTGGAACGACCTCCCCGACGCCAAGCGGGCTAAGGGCTTCGTGGCGCAAGAGCTGATCGAGGTCATCCCCGAGGCCGTCACGCCGGGCGACGACGCGCCGACCTGGCGAGCCGGCGCCCCAGACGCGCGGCCTTGGGCCGTCGATGCCTCGAAAATCGTTCCTTATCTCGTCGCCGAGCTACAAGCGCTACGCCGCCGCGTCGCCGAGCTGGAGAGCCATCATGCCAGAGCATGAGTTTCGGGCCATGGTCACCATGAAAGGCGACCTTGCCGACGGCGATTTCGAGATGCGCCTATGGCAAGTCGGGCTTTGGCCGCGGCCGCCCGGCGGCGAACGTCCGCCCGATCCGGAGCCCGAGCCTTGGGAGCCGCCATCCTGGCTGATCCGCGATACCGACCCCCGCCCGATGCCGCCGACGCCCAGGCCCGGCTATCTGGCCGACCATACCGATCCGACCTTCCGCAGCCGCGTCACCCGCATCACCGGCAATCCCGGCGACCCGATCGCCAACATCCCCGGCAGCACGTGGGGAGACAACGCGCATCACCATTACATCAATTCGCAAGCCTGGAATTGCGATCAATCGCTGATCTACCTTGAGCCGAACCGCGGCGCGGGCGCCACGGGCGTGACCGCCTTGTATGTCGACGGCGAGACTTACGTGCCGCGGCTGGGGCGTGTCGGGCATCCTTCCGGCGCCGACTTCCGTTGGCACCCCAGCGACCCCGATTTGATGGACTTCGCCCGCCTGTCGGTGTTCGGCTCTTGGAACATCCGCACCGGCGCCACGGTGTCCCTCAAGGACTTCGGCGCCGACTACAGCGACATGCGCATCGGCCACAACAAGGGCAACCGCTCGGCCGACGGCAAAAGGGTGATCCTAACCGCGTGGAAGGCCGGGAAGCAGGTCATCATCCCCTACAACATTGAGGACGACGACGTGCTGCCCGACCTCGACCCTGACGACGTTGGCCCGGCCGGCGCCTTCTCTTCGGCTTGGTCGTCGCCGAGTGGCAACCGCATCATCTGGAATTTCAGCCCCGACAATTACTTTTTCACCGATCTTGCCGGCGACATCATCAGCGAGTTGCCGGTGAACTACTGCTCGCACGGCGATTGCTGCTTCGATGAGGCCGGCGAAGAGGTGCTATGCGGCCGCTTGAATTCGGGCGCGATCTTCCCTCCTGAGCAGTCTGGCGGGGTGAGCAAGTGGCGCCTGCGTGACGGCACGCGCACGCTGCTCACGCCGCTCAACCAAGGCGGCTATTCGATACATTGCTCGGCCCGGGCCCAGGACATCAACGGCACCGGCCGGGCGCGCTGGGTGACTAGCGGCACGTCCGGTGCTCGTCCGCCCATCGAGAGCGAGATCCTGCTCATGGAATTGAGCGGCGCCAACATCTACCGGCTTTGCCATCATCACAACTCCGACACGCCGGACTATGACGCCAACACCTTGCCCTCGATCAGCCCGGATGCCGGCCGGGTGATCTTTGCTTCCGTCTGGGGCGAGCCCGGCACCGAGCCGCGGCCGGTCGGCTGTTACGTCGTCGATTACCGGGAATGAGGAGGCGCGCAATGGATCGCACCACCGATCGCCGCACCGACCGGGAACGCATCTTCCCGGCCGAATGCACCGTGCGCGGCACCGTCCTGACCGGCACTTACGGGCTTGATCTTCAACAGAGCGGGCCGCCCGAAGCACCGGAGCCGCCCGGCACCTGGGAGCCGCCGGATTGGCTAATCCGCGATCGCGAGCTGCACGACGTGCCGGACACGCCCAGGCCCGGCTATCTGGCGACCTACGACGACCCGGTGTTCCATAGTCATGTGACGCGCGTCAGCGGCGATCCGGGCGAGCCGATTCCGAACGGCGGCGGTGCCACCTGGGGCGAGCTATGCCGGCATCACTTGGTGACCTCGCAAGCCTGGAATTGCGATCAGAGCCTCATCATGCTCAGCAACGGCGGTGCGGGCGCCAGCGGTCCCGGCGGTCTGTTGCTCGACGGCGAGAGCTATGAAGTCGAATTCATGCGACATGCCGACTGGCCGCCCGGCGCCGATGTGCGCTGGCACCCGACCGAGCCGGATGTCATCGATTTCGCCCGCCTCTCCACCTGGGGCACTTTCAACGTCCGCACCGGCGCGACGACGTTCCTGAAGGACTTCGGCTCCGAATATACAGACGTGCGCATCGGCCAGAACCGCGGCAATCGATCCTTCGACGGCAAGATGGTGGCGCTGTCGGCGCGCAAAACGTCGCGCCCGGTGATCATCCCTTACGACATCGAGAACGACGTTCAGCTACCGGACATTTGGCCCGACGAGATCGGTGAGCCGCGTAGCTTCTCAGCCTGCATGATGGCGCCGGCCGGCCGGAACATCGTCATTAATTACTCGGGCGATCATTACGATTTCATCGATCTCGAGGGCAACCTCGTCAATGCGCTGACGCCAGTCGCCGCGGCTTTCGGCGACTGCGCCTTCGATGCCAACGGCGATGAGGTCTGGAGCGGGCGTTTGAACTCATCCTCGATCGGCCTCGGTTCATCCGGCACGATCAGCAAGTGGCGCTTGCGCGACGGTCAGCGCACGCAACTGACGATCGGCGGCTATGTCTACAACACCGGGACGCGAGCACAGAACATCAACGCCACGGGCCATGCGCAATGGTGCTGCGGCGACACCCGCGATAATGGCAGCGGTGGTATCGTCGTCGCGCCCTATTCCTGTGAGCTGTTGCTGATGGCGCTCTCCGGAAGCACGGTCTACCGCCTCTGCCATCACCACAGCTCGAACCCGGTGGACAATGACGCGCAGCCGCAACCGAGCATGAGCCCGGATGCCAGTCGGGTGATCTTCGCCTCGGCCTGGCGCGCGACGGGCGCGGCGCCGCGGCCGGTCGGCGCCTATGTTGTGGATTACCGGGAATGACTGCCACGAAGCCCGAGCTCAATCCGAATTTCCCCTGGCACGATGTAACCTGGGGCGGCGCTGAGGATCGCGTCAGCGACCGCTGCTCGCTCTGCGGCCGCGCGATCGATGAGCACGCCGTGCCGTTGCGCCTATGGAAAAAGGATGGCAGCGCCGTGGTCTTTTGTGACGGCTGCGCCCATCGCCTGTTCGCTAAGCCCGCAGAGGGCCGGACGTGACGATTTACTATGACAGCAGCGGTCCGCTGATCGGATACCGGATTCAAACGGGATGGCGTAGCTCGCCGGCAGGGGTGAAGCGCGCGGTTGCTGTGTAATCAGATCGCGCTCTGATCGGTTAAGTCCAGGACCGTGTCGCCTTCCAATTTATCCGGTGGAAATGGAATTAGGCCCAGGGCTGACCGGGAAATCCACTTCTGGCTTTCCTCGGTTGATCGTCTCGCGGCGACCTTAGTTTCCCAGAAGCTGATCGACATTGCTTCCAGGCCACCGCAGTCCACGACATGGTAGGCTTTGAAGCCGGGCAAGCTTCTAACGATAGGCACAAACTCTTTCTTGATCCGACGAAGAAGCTCTTCGCTACTCCCGGCAAGCCGATACCTGCGGATTATGACATACATGTCGGGTGCCCCCGCGCACGGAGCCTTCCCAGTTTTGGGTATGCATTTGGTCAGACTGTAATGAGCATCCGCTATCGGGGTTACCGGAGCCTTAAGTCGCGCTTCAGCCGCAGCGGCTTCCTCGGCGGCTTCGGCATGCGATCTCCCGAGACGGCGTCCTTTACGTCGATGATCTCAACCCCGAGACTCGCTTGCGCTGGATCGTCAGTCGCATGGAAATGCTCGCCATCGCCTGGCGCTGTCTCGTCGCCGCGCTGAAAGGGTGAGGCCGCCGCCAGCCCTCGGCTCGATCCCTGACCAACGGCGGCCGACCGGCAGCCTGGGGAGAGATTTAGACGGTCGCCCAAAAGCGCCGCCGCGGTCAAGGCGCTCGGCGCCGCGTCACTTGCCGCGGCCGGCTGGGTCCTCCTCCTCGCCCGGTCGGCCTCTTTAAGCCCCGCCCTCGTGGCGGGGTTTCTTTTGCCTGGCGCGGCGCCTGATCGGAGCTGAGTCTTAGTGATGGACGGTCGGCGGGCGTTCAAGGCCTCGAGTTCGGGGTGTCAGCTCTTCCTCCGCTGCCGCCTCATTGCGCTGCCCTGCCTACGGAGGCGGACATGCGGACAGCTGACAGGCTGCAATCTGCTGTCGCCGGCCTTTAGGTGGACCCCTGGATGTGATGACGCCGATCAGATAGGCTTCGGTGCCCTAAGCCGTTCGGGCGAAAGCATGGAGGTCTGATGGCTAAAGCAAGAACCGCCGCAAAAGCAGCAGACCGGAAAAAACGTCAAATCGCCGACTATGAGCATAAGGACAAGGACCGCCTCAACAATCCGCCCGTCGGCTTGGTGACGGCCGACCTCGATCGCGATGAGGCGCCTAAGACGTACGCCTACGACCCCCATCTCGATCCGCAACTTGTCTGGACCGGCAAGGCCGAGCACAGCCCCTTTGCCGTTCCGACTGTCTCGCTCCACGTCCACGAGCGGATCGACCCTCATACGATCATGGAGGCCATCCGCAGTAAGAACGGTAACGACAGCCAGCTCTCGCTTTTCGCCATGCCGAAGGAAAACCTGCCGATCCGAGGTCCGGCAGTCCGTCCGCGATCTCGAAGGCAAGCCGCTGCAAGGGCAGACGCATGGGCTTAAAGACAAGACGGTCGAACACGTTTTCCGTCTTCGAGAGGGCAAGGTGATTCGACATTCAGGATGCTGTTTAAGGCTCCCCGGCTCTTCCCCTACCGGACGACCGGAAACGCCGTCTATGGGCCAATGGCCGTTTCTACGCGGCCTGGATCGACGATCGCCGAGGCGGCGCCGCGGCCCTCCCACTCGAGATGCGATGTGACGCCAGCAGGGCGCCACCGAAAACCTGCCAATTTGGCCGGTTTATCCAATGACCAAGCGGCGAGTTGCTGAGGCTCAAAGCGCTCTTCGAGCACCTCGGCGAGCCTGCCAGGCTGAGGTGCGATGACTTCCTATTTCTTGCTACGTCTACGGCGCTGTCATCCCCTGACATTTGGGAACGAGGCATTCATCCCTGTCCAAAGAACGAGGTCTGCCTAGGCCGTCAAATGACCCCCTCACAGAAATCCAAGTTGGCGATGGGTCGGGATGATCCTGGCCTATCTTTGGCACCAATCCCAAAACAACTTCTAACTTTTCGCCGGCAAGCAATCTGTCGCAAAAAGCCCTGTAGACGGTGGACGAGAGAGTTTTATCCATTGGCAGTGTTGTTTGGCTTCCGTCTGAATTCTTTCTCGTCATCGTGGGATTGCTCATCAAAATCCCAGGAACTAACGGCTTCGCCCCGCATGTGCTGAAGTCGGAGACAAAGCCGACCGCAGCGATATCAAGATTGGTCCGTAAACGGAGGTCGATGTTTGTGTATTGCTCCGCGGAGTGATTTACTAAAATGACTCTCACCTGTGAGAACCGCTTTTGCCATTGAATGCCGCCAATGTTTGTGCCGTCAGGATATGTTTCCGGCATGGGCAGAAAATCGGCATCTATAGGGACTGGCCGAAAAACCAACCACCCAATCGAGAGAACAACGGCTCCAATAGCCGCCCACCCCAGAGCTTTCCCACGGATGGGAAATTTCTTCGAAAAAAACCACCACTCATAGGCTATGTAGCAAATGGCAAAAAAGGCGAGACATACGCCTAGCCAGAAATTGAGATAGCCGGTCATTGTGACCCCGAGCCCGACAAGAAGGGCCGGCAAGCCCAACAAAATAATCCATGACCGCGCCTCAGAAAGAGGTTGGTTCGGCATGTTGTCGTGTTCCGATGAGGAGGGCGGCAGTTGCGGCGGCAAGGGTGATGGGGAGGAAAGTTGGTTGAGACCAACCTGTAATGGTTCTGTCTCTTCGGTTTCGCGCTTCTTAGCCCGACCCTCTCGGCGCGAAAATTGCGATCGTTTCCCCATCCCGCACCCTAACCTCCGATAGCGACGACCTGCAATCGGAGATTCAATTCTCTAGGATTGCGAGCCGAGAACCGCCTCCGCTGGCAGAGTTATCGGGTCAGCGCCGATTTGTTCCGGGCGCAGCATCGCCAGAGAGGCGCTGAGCAGGGAGCACTATCGGAGCTGGCCGCGTTGCGCGACGCTCTGACTGCGCTGCTGACGTAGCCCGACGACTTGCTCTTTCCGACGGCCGGCGGAGCCTCGGCTTCCCCGCCCGGCATCGCCGCTGGCCTGCGCCGGTGAGGCCTCACGCGCCGGAGGATGGTCGTCGCCGGCAACGCGCTCGCCGCGAGCCAGCCTCATGAGGGTGTCGGGATTGCTATTTTTGCGGCTCGCGCCCGCTGATCTGTCGCAATGCACACTGTAGAACCCCCAAGACCTCGTTGCGCGTGGAAGTCAAAGTTTCGACCGTTCGCATCCACGCATCAGATGTAGTCAGGAAAATTGGAGGCTGTCGATGACTATCAAAGTCTACATAGGCATGCATGGCGTCCGAGAGCGGGGTGTATTCAGACAGCGCCTGGGACAAATTAATAGACAGGGCAACGATATCTTGAGAGTGTTCTGCCACTTCCAGACTTCGACGAAGCTCTTTGTAGCTCTTCTGAACTTCGTTGGCATTGTAAAATGGGCGATTCAATACGAGATCAAGGCGCGGGCTGCTGTGTTGCTTCAGTGCAGCCTCCCGCTCGCGGTCGAGATATTCAGCTTCGGAGGGGGGCACAGCTTCTACACGGCTGAAGACACTATCCAGGTAGAACATGACGCTATTAATCTCAGTCGCTATATCTGCGAAGGAGGACATCTGTGGGTAGCTGCAGAATTCAGCATGCGCTGAGGCACAGTCAAGGAGGGCGACTGAACAGATGAGAGCGACGAGTGCCTTTATGTGCATGAGCACCCCAGCGCTGGCCGACAAGGAGCCAGCAGTTCATCCCAATATCTGATTTTTGAATGCCTGGACAGCGGACCACGTCGATGAGGCTCAAGGTCAATACTGCGTTGAGCCCGGTCGAGCGGGCCATCGCCTTGCTGCTCCGCGCTCGCCGCCTGGGCACCGAGGAGGCCAAGGCCGAGGCTGACCTGGCCCTTGTCGACCTCACCCGCGAGCAACTGCGCGAGGTGCTGGCGCGCGCTCAGCAAGCGCAGGCTCCGCGGCGCGGCGGGGAAGCGAGAGCGCCATGAGCGCCAGGGGGTAGTGGGCCGGGCGTCGCTATTACGCCCCGGGGGGAGCAAAAAAGGGCGATTATGCCAGACTTGACATTTATACGCGTCGTCTCCCGTGAAGTCAGTTCGTTCATCCATGAAAACCGGGATGATATCTCGGCCGTTTCGACGCTCGTCATTGCGATCTTCACAATAGTCCTCGGAGTTGCCACCGGCCTCTTGTGGCGCGCAACGAAAAGCTTAGTTCGTGGCGGCGAGGATACGGCTAAACGGCAATTGCGAGCTTACGTTCACGTTGAACAAATCAATGCGCTGAATATGACTACTGGCCCGTCGCCAGGCATTCAGATTATGACTAAGAATTTCGGCCAGACCCCAGCCCGAGAAATTGTCATCACTTATCGATATGCCGCATTCTCCCGCAGAAACGTCGACTTTGATTTGACGGGCGCTATTCGTGGTCAAATGGTCGATTTGGCACCTGGGCAGCACGATCATCTCGTAATCATTGTTGATCTCTCCGCATGGGTCGCAATGAAACAGAGCGTATTCACTCGCGCCACGTGGTTCTATGTGTTTGGGCGCATCGATTACCTCGATATATTCGGAAAAGCGCGATGGACCGAATTTCGGCAACTGCTTTTCTTCGGTCCTGCCGGGCCCACCGACAAAGAGGCATTCGTTGTCGAGGGCTACAGTGGGAACAGGTCCACTTGATGAGGATGAGGAGGCAAAACTGGCTATGAGGATCAGGAACGCACCATGCGCCGCGCATTCCGCGAGCGTCGGACCGGCTAGGTCAAGGCGCGGCCATCGAGGCTACGCTCGCCGCTTCACGAACATGTGATTGCCGCACTTGTCACAGGTAACTTCATCGTATTCGCTCACCGGCTGGGAATAGGTGGCGCGAACGTCGGCTTCGCTGATGAACGGCTTGTCGCCGCCATCCTTCCCGCTCTCCCGGTCGGTCGCCTGGGCGCCCTCCGCGTCCTGTCGGCCGGCCGGCGGAGCCTCGTCCGGCGTGCTCTTGCGCCGGTTGTCGGCCAGCTGGAAATCCAGCGTCGCCAAGTCGAAGGCAGTCGCCAGATTGAGCGACGCCAGCTCGCCGGCCAGCATCTCCCCATCCCAAGTCGAGAATTCCTGCACGCGGTTGTCGGCGAGGCGATCGAGCTTGATCGTCTCCTCGTCGGCGTCGGTGTAGACGCATGGGATTTTCGCCATCTTCAGCCGCACGGCCGCCTTCCAGCGGGTGTGACCCTTGACGATGACGTTGGCGCGATCGAGCACCAGCGGCACGTTAAAGCCGACCTTGGGGATCAGCTCGACTAGCTTCTCGACGGTGGCGTCATTGTGCCGGGGATTGCGGTGGTAGGGCTTGATCTGGCGCGTCTCGACCATGACCAATTGGTTGACGATTTCCACCATGCGATTTCTCCGCTAGGCGGCGTGCTGATAGGCGAGCAGGGGGATGTGCTCGACGAGCTTGGGCAGCTCGCTGTCGATGTCCGGATAGTTGGCATAGTCGGCACCGACCAACAGCTTGTTCGGCCCGGTTTGCGGGAGCCGCGGATCGCGGGCCACCTGATGCGGCGACCAGGTATCGAGGAGGATGGCCAGCCCCGGCAGGAACAGCGGCATCCGCTTAGGATCGTCCTCGAGGCCGTGCACGATAAAGCCGCCCTGGTTGTGAAGCTGGATTTGCAGCGCGTAACGGGTGTAGCCCGGATCGGTATGCAGGGGCAGGCCGCCGCGGGAGCAGAGGAAATGCGGGCTGGTGCTCTCCTTGCCGACCTTGTGCCCAAAGGTTTTCAGCCGTCGCGTCGTCTTGCGCTCGCCCCACAGATCATAGAACCATTGCGGCTCTAGTTCTGGCAAGGCGACGACCTCGCCATAGCCTAGCTCCGCCAGCGTGCCATGCCACAAGATCGGGTGACCGGTCTGATCGCCGCTGAGCGTCGCACCCTTCGGCCAATCCATCTCTAGGCCTCCGCCGGATCGAAGCGTGTGCCGTTGATGGCCCAGGCGCCGCCGAGCCGGTGAATTTTGCTGACCATGACCGCCAGCCTGGCCGGGTTGAGCTCGGTGCCGACGAACTGACGGCCAACACGGAAGACCTCGACGCCGACGCGGCCACGCCCCATGCAAAGATCGGCGATGACGTCGAATGGCTCTTGCTGGCAGATCAGGTCGATGATGGCTTCCTCGTCCATGCCGGCGTAATCATGCTGGCCCGGCCGCTCGCCGCCACGCACCACGAAACAGTGATTGGCGGCCTTGTGGTAGTAGGTGGCTGGGTAGATCGTCGCAAACGGATAACGCGCCGTCAGGCGGTCTCGCACTGTGGCGAGGTGCTGTTTGCCGATTTCAATGAAGCACGTGGCCGGCGCGATACGGTCAATGCCGGCAAACAGGGCATCGAGGAAATTGACGAAATCGGTGTTCGTGGCCGGCCGGCCGGCCTTGGTGCGGAAGCCGTTCTCGAGCGCTAGATTGTAGGGTGGATCGACAAAGACACAGTCGGCCGTGAGCATGAAATCGGGGATGCCATCATAGAGATCGTTGACCATCACGGTCCCGCATTCACACGTCCAGACCTCGCCAGGCTGCATCGGGAAACGAGCGATGCTGCCGTCATAATCCCATTTCTTGCGCGGCTCACTCGGCCTCATGCTTCAAGCGCTCTTCGATCTGGCGGTTGGTCTCCATGGCCGGCGAATAGTCGCCGCCGGCGAAGAATTTGGCGTAACCCGTAATGTGCTTGAGCCGGATGAGCTCTTGCTTCTCCAATCCCAATTCCTCGCACACTCGGCGATCGCTCCAGCCGTTGCCGAGCATCTGGATGACCAGCGCGCTCATGCCGTCGATACTGTGCTTGCCGCGCGCCCGGTTGTGACGGATCGTCGAGGCCATGCGGTCGTTGACGCCCTTGTCGATGACGACGATCGGCAGCAGGCCGTGGTTCTTCTCGCGGATGTCGGGATAGCGCTTCATGATCGCATAGCGATGGAAGCCATCGACGATGACGTAGCGATCGCGCTCGGCGTCGTAGATGGTGACGATCGGCTGAGTATAGCCGTCGTGCTTGATCGACACGTAGAGGAGCCGCATCTCCATGAGCGCCACGGCGTTCGGGTTGTAGTTGTTGGCGAACAGCTTCTCGAGCGGCACCCACAGCACGCGGCTCACCGGGTTGTGGCTCATGTCCGGCCCAGTGGGCTCCGGTCGGGGTGGTTTCACCGGAGGCATGGGCGTCTCCACGTGCGAGGTCGGCAGGACCGTGTCATCAACGAAGCGGTGACAGCGCCCACAATAGCGATTTTCGATGTCGCCGCGATTGTGGGAGACGGCGCCGCAAAAGGGACACGTGAACGAGGCGACGCTCATGACGGGCGTTCCGCAGCGAGCCGGCGGGCCTCCTTGCGCTGTTCGTAGAGCCCGCCCGGCGCCTTGCGGTCCAGCATCTTGAAGCGGGTCCGGGCATTGCCGTTCAGCGTGCCATCGAGGTCATTGATCAGGATCTCGCGCACATGCACCTTGTGCCAGCGCTCCTCGTCCTGATTTTTCCAGCGCCGCCGGAAGCGCTCGCGATGCTGCGGCTCGGTCAGGTGTTCCAGTAGATAATCGCGATACTCGCGCCAGTCGGCGAAAAAGCCCGGCAGCTTCTCCGGCATGATCTGGCGCTCGAAGTGCGAGAAGCAATTCACCCCTTCGACGCGCCCGAGATAGCGGTTGTACATCTCCGGCTCGGCCTCCTGCAATTCCTCGATCGAATGCCAGGCGGTCTCATGGATCAGCGCCGAGACGCGCATCTGGCGCCCGGTTTTGCCGTATTTGTAGAAGGCGTCGTAAATGCGGTTGTAGGGCCAGCCGTGGTTGGCGATCGCCGTCCAGATGTCGCGGTCGAGCCAATCATAGAGCGGCCAGAAGACGCGGGTGTTGGCGATCGGCTTGCGGCACCAGGTGATGCCCTTGAAGTAGGGCGCATGTTCAGTCAGCGACAGGCGCCGATTCGAGCTTTCCATGGCCCGCATGCCGACCAGGACGCCGACGTGCTGCTTGCCGGCGCAATCGCATTGCGAGGGCAGCCGCTCGATCAGGTCATGAAAGCGGTCGTATTTGGGGATCGGGTTGACTTTGATGCTGAGCGGATCCTGCTCGCGAATCCATTTGGCCCGGTCGGTCAGGGCCCAGCAATTGAGGAAGTTGTCGGAGAACGACAGGCTGTTCGACAGCCGGAAGGGGATTTGAAACCAGAACGGCCGCACGTCCGGGGCGCGCATGATCTGCGCCATGTAGGTCTCGGTCGCTTTCCACTCCGCCTCTTGATCCAGCCAGAAGACTTTGAGCGGCAGCCGCCGGCGCTCGGCGGCGATGACGCGCGTGAGTTCGAACAGCACGGTCGAATCCTTGCCGCCGCTCATCGACACGATCACGTCATCGCAGTTGTCGTAGACGAAGCCGATGCGCTCGCGCGCCGCCTCAAAAACCGATTTCGTCAAGTAGTTTTGAGTCATCGTCAACCTTGGCCCGGTTGATGATCTGACACTTCGCCAGGTCATAGTCCGGCATCGCCCAATATTGCCAGCCGTCGCCAGGGCGCCAGTATCGGTAGCGCCGGCCCTGGAAGCGGCCAAGCACACCCTCGCGGCGAATCACATGGAAGAGCTCGACGAACAGCTCCTCGTTCTCCGGCGTGCGCACGACGTACTCGTGCGGAATCTCGGGCATGGTCTTAGCGAACTTGAAGGTGAGGCGGCTGAGGTCGACCATCGGAGTGAAATTAGCACGACTAGGGCAGGCTGTCCCGGCGGGCTTTGCAGGCCAGCTTAATCGAACGCGGATCGTCCGCTCTCCCGGCTGTGGTGAGGCCGACCCGCCGGCGACGAGTGTCATCAGACGCTGACTAGACTAGGGCGTGTAACTCATAAACTCGACATCGGGCGAATGTCCGCTCTTCGGGTGAATCGGACACGCGGGTATGACGGCAATGACGTGAATGACCCAACTCGGACATGAGTGGCGGGTGGGCGGGCTGGTATGACGTTTGGCACAGCCAGGCGGCTCTCCCTTTCGACGGTGCGGCGTTTGCATCGTGAGTCGTTCTGGCTCAGAGGGTCCTCACTCGGCCGCCTGCCGCAAGGGCACGTTTTGCACCTTCTCGTTCAAAACTTCGACGATCCTACTTGGCAGGCGCCAGCCTTTGATGAGCCCATAGATCGCTGGAATGACTACAAGCGTCAGTATGGTCGAGGAGATCATGCCGCCGATCATGGGCACGGCAATGCGCTGCATCACCTCTGATCCGGTCCCGGTGCTCCACAGGATCGGCACGAGACCCGCCATGATGGCGACGACCGTCATCATCTTCGGGCGGACGCGCTCCACGGCGCCGAGCATGATCGCCTCGTGGAGATCGGATCTCGCGAAGGGGCGTCCGTCGCGCGCTCGTTCGGACCTGAGCTCGGCCATGGCCTGATCGAGATAGATCAGCATGACGACCCCGGTCTCGGCAGCGACGCCGGCGAGCGCAATAAAGCCTACCGCGACCGCAACCGACATGTTGAAGCCGAGCCACCACATCAGCCACACGCCCCCGACGAGTGCGAAGGGCAAGGACAGCATGACGATCAGGGTCTCGGTGAGCCTCTGGAAGTTCAGGTAGAGCAGAAGGAAGATGATCAACAGCGTAAGCGGGACGACGATTTGCATCCGCGCCTTGGCCCTCTCAAGATATTCGAACTGTCCGCTCCAACCTATCGAATAACCCGTGGGCAGCTTGACCTGATCCGCCACCGCTCTTTGCGCATCGGCGACATATCCGCCGAGATCGCGGCCATTGATGTCGACATAGATGTAGGCTGCGAGCTGACCGTTCTCGGTGCGGATCGAGGTGGCCCCGCGTGTAAGGCTCACTCTCGCCACCTCCCCGAGCGGCACGGCACCGCCGCCCGGCAGAGGCACCTCCACATCTGTGGCAATCGCCTGCGGGCTCGATCTGAGATCGCGCGGATAGCGGATATTCACGCCGTAGCGCTCGCGTCCCTCGACCGCTGTCGTGACCGTCTCGCCCCCCAGCGCAGTTGCAATCACGTCCTGCACATCGCCGACGGACAAGCCATAGCGGCCGAGCGCCTCGCGATCAGGGATGATCTCGAGATAGTAGCCTCCGATCACCCGCTCGGCATAAGCGCTGGATGTCCCGGGCACTGTCCTCAAGGTCGCCTCGACCTGGCGTGCCACCTTCTCGATTTCTCCAAGGTCGTTGCCGAATACCTTGACGCCGACTGGCGTGCGTATCCCGGTCGAAAGCATGTCGATACGAGCCCGAATCGGCATGGTCCAGGCATTTGAGACACCCGGAAACTGCAACGCCTTATCCATCTCCGTCTTGAGGCTGTCGATGGTCACGCCGGGCCGCCATTCGCTTTTCGGTTTGAGGTTGATGACGGTCTCGAACATCTCGGTAGGAGCGGGATCGGTAGCGGTCGCGGCTCGGCCCGCCTTGCCATAAACCGACTCGACCTCAGGAAACGACTTGATGATGCGGTCCTGGACTTGCAGAAGCTCGGCGGATTTCGTGATCGAGATGCCGGGCAGGGTCGTCGGCATATAGAACAGCGTGCCTTCGTCGAGACTAGGCATGAACTCGGAGCCGAGCTGACGCGCCGGCCAGACGGTCACGGCGATTGCGGCGAGCGCCAACAATATCGTGAAGCTCTTCGCCTTCAGCACGCCACGAATAATCGGGCGGTAAAGCCAAATCAGCAGCCGGTTGATCGGGTTTCTCTTCTCGGAGATGATCTTTCCCCTTATGAAGGTCACCATGAGCGCGGGCACGAGCGTCACCGAGAGCAAAGCTGCGGCCGCCATTGCAAAAGTCTTGGTGAAGGCCAGCGGCCCGAAAAGCCGGCCTTCCTGCGATTCGAGCGTAAAGATCGGCAGGAACGACACCGTGATAACAAGGAGGCTCAAGAAGAGCGCTGGACCGACCTGGCTTGCCGCGTCGACGAGGATCTGACGACGCAGCCTGTCCGGCGGCGCGCGCTCGAGATGCTTGTGGGCGTTCTCGATCATCACGATGGCGGCGTCGATCATGGCCCCGACCGCTATAGCGATGCCTCCGAGGCTCATAATGTTCGAGCCGAGCCCGATCAGCTTCATGCCGGCGAACGCGATCAGGATACCAACCGGCAGCATGAGAATGGCGACCAACGCGCTGCGCAAATGCAGCAGGAAGACCACGCAGACGAGTGCGACAATGACGCTCTCCTCGGTGAGCGTCTTTCTGAGGGTCTCGATCGCCGCCTCGATCAACCGCGACCGGTCATAGACCGGAACAATCTCCACGCCCTTAGGCAGGCTTGCGGTAATGTCGGCGAGTTGCTGTTTCACATTCTTGATCACGGTCAGAGCGTTGGCACCGAAACGCTGCAGCACGATGCCGCTCGCGACCTCGCCTTCGCCATTCAGCTCGGCGATCCCGCGCCGCTCGTCAGGGCCAATCTCGACGCGAGCCACATCCTTGAGGCGCAACGGGGTTCCGCCGCTGGTCTTGAGCACGATGTTTTCGATATCGGCCGGTGATCGGATATAGCCGCGCCCGCGAACCATGAACTCGAACTCGGAGAGCTCAAGCGTGCGGCCGCCAACATCGCGATTGCTGGCGCGCACAGCGTCGCGCAGGGCCGACAAAGAGATGCCTTGGGCGCGTAGACGCAGCGGATCGACGACGATGTTGTATTGCTTGACGAAGCCGCCGACGCTCGCGACCTCGGCAACACCGTCGGCCTTGGAAGCGGAGAAGCGGATGACCCAATCTTGCAGTGAGCGCAGCTCGGCGAGGGTCATGTCCTTTGCGATGACGGCGTATTGATAGACCCAGCCGACGCCGGTCGCATCCGGGCCGAGGCCCGGCGTCACGCCGGCAGGCAGGCGCTTCGACGCGGCATTAAGGTATTCGAGCACGCGGCTCCTGGCCCAGTAAGGATCAGTGCCGTCCTCGAAGATGATGTAGACGAAGGACACGCCGAAGAAGGAGAAGCCACGCACCACCTTGGACTTCGGCACGGTCAGCATGGCCGTCGTCAGCGGGTATGTGACCTGATCTTCGACGACCTGCGGCGCCTGTCCGGGATAATCCGTGAAGACGATAACCTGAACGTCAGACAGGTCCGGGATGGCGTCGAGCGGCAGGGTCTTGAGCGCATAAACGCCGGCCACGATGGCGAAGGCAGTGCCGACCAAAATCAAGATCAGGTTGTGCGCCGACCAGGCGATCAGGCGCGCGATCATGGCGTGGTCTCCGCTGCTGCCATGCCACTCAACGCGGCCTTGAGATTGCTCTCTGCGTCGATCAGGAAATTGGCGGCGACCACCACCCGGTCGCCGGATGCGATGCCACCTCGGATCTCGGTGTAGCCGCCGCCCTGAACTCCAAGCTTGACCTCACGCGGCTCGAAGCGGCCTTCACCCTTCTCGAGAATCACGATTTGGCGTTTGCCCGTATCGATAACCGCGCTATCGGGAACGGCGAGAACCGGCTTCGCCGCGCCCGCCGCGATCTCGACATCGGCATACATGTCGGGATGGAGCAGCTCGTCCGGGTTCGGAATCTCGATCCGCACCTTGATCGAGCGGGTCTCCGGATTGACATGGGGGTGAATGGCCGTGATACGGGCCTGGAACGTCCGCCCCGGAAGGCCGCGGATTCGAATCGTTGCTAATTGGCCGGGGGCTACGCTCGCAAACTCATATTCGGGCACGTCGGCGAGCACCCACACCGTCGATAGGTCGGCGATGCGGAAGAGAACGTCGCCGGCGGCCATCTTCATGCCTTCGGTCGCGTTGCGCAGTAGCACTACGCCGTCGTGCGGGGAGGACCAAATGAAGGCTGGTGGCACCTGCCGGGTGCGCTCAATCTCGGCGATGACTTCCGCAGGCACAGCGAGGTTCTCGAGCCGCCGCTTTGCGCCTTCGAGGCCCGGATTGATCTGGAGTTGGACTGCTGCGGCGGTGATATCGGGCGAGCGGAGCTGCAGCAAAGGCTGACCTTTGTGAACATGGTCTCCGGTCGTGACATTCTCGACGCTGCCGACGAAGCCGTCAGTCGGAACAGACACGGCCCAGATGCGCCGCTCATCGGGCTGGACAGTGCCCGGCACGCGCAACTCGCGCACGATGACGCGTTCGGAGGCAGTGTCGCTGCGAACTCCCGTTCGCTGCAGCTTGCCCGGCGCGATCTTGATCGTCGCACCGTTCTCGTCCTCGCCGGCATAGACGGGGACGTAATCCATCCCCATCGAATCTTTCTTCGGCACCGGCGAGGTGTCGGGCAGCCCCATGGGGTTGCGATAGTAAAGAACCTTCTTCGGCTCAGCGCTCGCGGAGGCCGCAGATCCAGCTTCGGCTTCTAGTTTATCGTCGAAGCTGATGTCTTCGCGCACCCGGACCGCAATAAACTCGCGTCCCGCGGCGGTCTTGCGTGGCTCAGCCGCGTAGATGGGTTGGCCATCTGGATCGCGATAATAGATCACCGGTCCCGATGGCGCCGGCTTAGCGCTCGGAGGCGCGGCGATCCCCAGTTTGAGCCAGGGGATCGATTGGAGCCAGGGCGTGGATTGAAGCCACGGAATTACCGGAAGTTCGGATCCGCTCCGCCCAGCCCGGAAGCCCAGAGCCCCTGCCGCCGATATGGCGACGAGGGTCAGGGCGACGCGCCCGGCCCGCTTCATGACACGGCCTTGAAGACGAGCTTGCTTTGAACCGTGCCGTTCTCGCCCTGGATCTTGGCGCCTAGCGAGAGCTGCCAGCCGCCTGCCATGCCAAGATTGGCCTTGAACTTGTAGACGCCAGATTCCGAACTCGGCATCGGCATGACCTTCGTCACCATTTCCTGCATGCCCTCGGGCTCCATATCGAGACGCGTGGCGAAGATGACGGCGTCCGGGACGGGCTTGCCGGTCGTCTTATTGACCAGGCGAACCGCGATGACAGCGTCGCCTTTCTTGATCTCGGTCTGAATGAGCTGGAACTCGTAGTCGTCGATGTTGGCTCGAGCCTGAGAGCCAATCCCCATAGAGACAAGGCTGATGAGCATCGCGATGACGATGCGCTTCACGTTCGAAAAGAGCATTTCGATATTTCCCGATTTTCATCGTTCCACCGCGTGCTGCGCGGCGCGCCTACGGTGTGGCTTGCCTATGACTACGCCACGTCTTCACGCCCAGCGGCGTCAAGCCGTGTGGCGCGGTTCGGCCCGCAAAGGGACCGTCGATGAATTCAGGATCGGGGAGGCCTTGGAGCAGGCGGGTCTAGCAGAAAATCGCGCCAGCTATCGTCGCCCGGCGTTCTCACGTCGGCCACGGCAAACCGGGCCGGAATGGTGACGAAGGCCGCTGGGACGCCGGGGAAAGACATGCCCAGGCACGAACCTGCCAGCGGGCAAAATTTCGAGCAATCCGGCAAGACGGGTTTCTGATGCGGACAGCAGGGCATGTCGTCCGAGAAGGGAGCTATCTCGGACATTACCGCCATGGACACGTCATCCATCACTGCCGCGTCATCCATCACTGCCGCGCTCGATGCCATGGCCAGTGGGGCGGTCAAAAGGCCCACGAGCGCGACGATCGAGAGCAGACGGGGGACGAGCGACCAGAACTGCATCCCCAGAGAATATCACAACGCGCCGGGCAAGAGAAGAAAGGATTGCTTCACATTCCTGTCAGCGGTCCTGCGGCGGATAGCCCCCAGTCGCAAAATGCGTCTATAACCGGCCACGAACGTTGCGTTTTCAGAACGAGGCGGTGTGGCTTCTTGGGCACCTTTTCCAACCGGACATGATGGCCAGGTTTCCTCAGCAAACAGCCGGAAGTTGCGATACGATCGAAATTGACGGATAAGGCAGATCGATCTGACAAGCCGGCTCCCCGCCGTTGCTGAAATCCACGTCAACGCCGGTCGGGAAGGCGGGATTAGGCGGGCATTGCGACTCCTGGCCCTGATCAATCCACCGCACGCGATGCTTACTCATGGCGCGGCCCTATCAGCAATTGCGTGGGAGCCTTGCCCGACGCGAGCATGGTGGCGAGCTGAGGCCGGAACTCCTCATACACGGTGCTGCCGTGCGGGGTAACGATGTCGCTCAAGAACTGTTCCTCGACACTCGAGATGCCGGCCTCGACGGTTTCCAGCTTGGCCCGGATGATCATCAGCAAGGTGCGCCAGCGCGAGCGCTTCAACCGATCGTGCTGGACAGGTTTCAGATTGCCGGCCGGGAATGGCAGAGTGATCTTGATCAACGTCTTTCCGAGGAAGAATCCGACCTGCGCGCGATGCGGCTCCTCGGCGCAATAGAAGCGGTCGGCGCCGTGCTTAGCGAGCAGCGTTTGGATTTCGGTCTTGGTGTTGGCAATGGGCACACGTGTATCGGCAGCGTAAGCCATAGCAACCTCTCCGCTTCGTTTGCCGTCGCCGTCGCGCAGGGCTGGCCGGAGAGCCGCCGCGCGCCGCGCGCCGCTTATCCCAGGCCCGGGCGACGCGATCGGCCGCCAGCGGCCCGCCCTGGGGCCATCACGGCGGCCCGCGCCCGTCGCGCCGCGAGAATGGTGCGGTTGCCGGCGATCTCGACCATTTCCGCGTCGGTCAGGGGCCGCAGCCGCAGGCGCTCGCCGAAGGCCATGACGTGTCCGCAGTAGAGACAGATGGTGATGTCATCGGGCTTCGGCCGATGGTCGCCATCGAAGCTCGTGACAGCGTCCATGACCTTGCCACAAGCGAGGCAGGCGCAAGGCGGGGTGCGGGTTTCCCGCATCAGGCATGGCCCTGGACTTCGGGTTGGCCCTCGAAGCGCGCGATCATCTCCTTGAAGAGCACCACGAGGTCGCCCCGATCGGCGCCGTTCGAGATGAAGTTGCAGCGCCCGCTCGTGTCACCGAAGGGGAATACCAGCAGTACAAAGCCGACAGACCGATCTTTGCCACGCAGGTCGCCGTTGAAGTAACGATCGATGGCGTGCGCCAGGGCCTCCATCTGCTCCTGGTATTCCGGGTCGATCGGTGCGTCGCCGAGTGTATACTTGTCAGAGGGCATGGCTGTTGCTGTCGGTGATCGAAGTGATGGCTTGCAGCACCATGCGGCGGATGTAGGTGTCGCGCGGCCCGGTCACATACTTGCCGCGCGTCGCCATGATCTGGCAGTGCAGCGCCTGATCGACGAAGGCCTCGACGCTGAGGGCTTCGTTGTCGTTCTTGCGATCGACGCTGGTCATCGCTTGCCGCATCTTATTGTCCGTGCGGACGAGCGGCCGCACGGTGTCGCCGATCTCCTGCTCCATCTTGGTTAGACTGGCCTCGATGGCGTCCGTCATCTTGTTCGTCGGCTGGTCAGTCATAGCCGTAGCCTCCTCTGTACCGTTGACATTGGAAGCGGGAGCGCGTCGCACTCTTGGCGGTCCACCGAATCGAGGACGCGCTCCCTGACCCGGCTTGCGCCGGGGTTCGAATCCCAGGTTCGAATCCCAACCCGCCAAGTTTTTTTACACTGCCGACTAAGCTATTGATATTTAAGGGGCCGGATGGGCCAAGATTTTACCGGTCGGAGGGCCTAAGCGATTGATATCGCTCACAGATGCCCTAACCCACCCCTTCCGCCACCTGCCAATTATATCAATAGCTTAGGCCGTTTTTTACAGTCGCCTTTTACAGTCCGCTTCGCTTTTTGTTCGCGCCGGCCTCTTTTTAGCTAGACGGCCTTGCGGGGAGCCTCGCCCGCCGCTCAGCCCGCTCATCCACAAAAGGCTCATGGGCCTGTCCTCTTCAACCGTGCAATATTCTCGGCGGCGTCGATCGCCGCCTCGCGCGCCTCGCGCGCATACATCGCGTCGCGCTTCGCCTGCCCGTCACGGGCCAAGCGCCGCTGCTCCGCCTGTTTCACATAAACGGCGACCATCTTCATCGTCGCATGGCCGAGCACCGCCCCAATCTGCCGATCGGAGGCCCCGGCCTCGGCCAGCTCCTTGCCGCACAGATGGCGCAAGCCGTGCGGCGAATAAAAGCGCGGCTGGCCCTTCGAATCCGTCGTCTGAAAACCCAGGGCGCGCGTGGCCACGATAATCTCGTTGGTGATCGAGGTTTCGCGCCACGGCTCACCGGCGCGCTTGGGTGACATGACGATGTAATCGCCGGTGCGCGGCCAGCTCGCCAGATAGTCGCGCAGCCGCGCCGGCATCGGCACCCAAATGCGGGCGCCGGTTTTTTCTTGCGCGACGAACATGTCGTCGCCCAAGATGTGCTCCCATTTCATCTGGGCGAGGTCGGAGCGGCGCTGCCCGGTATAGCGGGCCAGATAGTAAAAGGTCACAAGATCGCGGTTCTCGAGCTGCTCGAATCGGCTGCACAGCTCATCGGGCCAGACCGGCGCGGATTCGCCGGCGCCCTGATGCGCCTTGGCGAGGTGGCGGCCGGGATTGACGCCGTTGAGCTTCACGTCGCCGCGCAGGAACTCGCGAGCGTAGTCCCAGACCTGGGCGAAGCGTTCGACCGTCATGTCGGCGACCGAAGGCTTGTCGGCGAATTCCGGCAGATCGCGAATCTCGCGCAGCATGTCGGAATCGAACGAGGCCAGCAGGTCGTTGCCGAAGCGATCGGTCAGCCAGGCGAAGCGGCGATCATAAATCTCTTTGGTGCTCGCCGCCGCGTCGCGCCATTGCGGCGACCTGGCCCGGTATTGCGCGATCGCCCAGCCGAGCGAGCCGATCGGAAATCCGCCCAGGCTGCGCCCGCCGCCGGGCGCCGCCACGTGGTCGGCGACCAGCGCCTCATAGGCCTGCAAAAATTCGCGCGAACCCGGCCGGCCGGGCAGACGGATGCGAACCGCGCCCTGGCCCTGACCGTCCGATCCGTGACGGAAATAGTAATAATCGCGCTTGCCGCTGCGGATCTGGATCACATAGGGCAGTTTCATTGCACTCAATCTTTCGTTTGCGCCTCGCGCAGCGCCCTGAGGCGGCGCCGCACGTCCTCGCGACCGCGCTCGATGGGGTCGGCGCGCTTCGCCTTATAGTCCTCAAACGCCGCGTCGAGATCGTGCCGATCCCAGCGCGGCAATTTATCCTCGAACCGGACCGGCTTCGGCATCCGCCCTTCCTCCACCATCTCCAGAAACTTGCTCGGGCCGAGCCCGAGATAGGCCGCCGCCCGTTCTGCATCCATGCCGCGCGGCGGGTAGCTGAGATGGTCTTGCAGCCTGTCAGTGCTCCGCATGTCCGCCTCCGTAGGCTGGGCATCGCGCCCCCGGACATGCTGTCCGCAAGATAGGCCGCGCTTGGCACTTTTGCAAGACCCGCGCCTTCACAATAGCCGCTCCTGTTCTTCCTCAAGCCGCAGGCGCCGGGCGATCTCGCGCATCTTGGCGATCTTGAGCTCCGCGTCCTGTGGCTTCATCTTCCCGGCCGCGACGCGGTTGGCGTAGACCGTCTCGCGCATCGTCACTTCGCGCTCCGCCTCGCGCGCCAGCTCGGCTGCGGTGAAGCAATGCGCCTCCGTGCTAGCGAATTTCGCGCGCCATGCCGCCGTCGATAGGCCCGGCGCATCGTCCCGATCACGGCCCATCACCATCCGTCCCGAGGGTCGCCGCTGTCCTCGGCCTCTTCCTCTAGCCAGAAGTCATAGCTTTTGATGAACTCGTCGATCGGCATGACGATCAACTCGACCGCGTTGTATTCCTTGCCGGCATCGTAATTGGCCCAATAGACCTTGCCGTTTTCGATGACGTTGGCGCTGGGATAGCCGCCGCACATGTCCAGGCGGCTTTGATCGGCGCGCTCGATGATCCGCTCCACCAGCTCTCGCTGCGATGACTTTCGTTTCATGCTTCGTCTCTTTCTCCGGCTCAGCCGCGGGGCAGCGGCGGCGGCGGCCGTTGGAGTGCGGCCTCCAAGAGCTCGGCCGACCCCTCAAAGCCATCGGCGACGTGATGACGGTTACTGATTTGCCGTTGGGTAGCGTCGCGATCCCAATCGGCGAAGCTATAACCGGCGGTTTGATTGCCGTTGCCGCCCTCCAATGCTTTGGCCACGTCTCTGATCACCTTTAATGGATCGAACTGCCGCTTGGTCTTCTCGCGCAGTTTCGCTCGACCATGCGCGGTAAGCTTGCAGCCGAGGCGCTCTTCTAGCCACAGTCTGATGACCGGCCATTGAACATCTGCGCGGCTCAGGCGCTTGCCGGCACGGATCAAGGCCTCCTCCATGATGAAATAGCGATCGCGCTCGAGTAGCGTCACGCAGACGGCAAGTAGGTCATCATGCAAATTCTTCAGATACTCAGTATTTTGCTTAGTCAGGCCCCGTAGTTGCTCCATGGATTACGCTCCTTTATTTTCGAGCGCCCGCAACTGCACGACTTTCTCGCGGCTGGGCGTCAGGCGGCGGCGCCAGCCATTGGCACGCTCGCCGAGATTGACCAGCTCGACATCAAGCCGGCGCAGGGCCTCCCAATCTTCAAGCATGGAAATTTGCGACAACACCGCTTCGATGCGGGCCAGCTTCTCGGCATCGGCGTCGGTATTGAGGCTTCGCTTGAGATTGTCGGCGACCGCATTGGCGAACACGGCGAACAGCGGCGACGGCCGGTCTTTGGCGCGGCGGGCGGCTTTGAAATCGACGGTGCTGCGGATGTCACGATATGGGATGGTGCCCTCGCGCACCTGCTTGGCCGTATCGGCGGCGGCGCGCCCATACTGCCGCTTGGCGGTTTCGATCTCCCGCCGCGGGCGAGCACTCGCGGCGCCGACTTTGTCAATTTGTTCGATGCGCGCCAAAGCGCGCTCAGTGATCTCCCGCGCCGAGCGAACAGTTTGCTCGGCAAAATCCTCTCTCGCCATATAGCCGCCCTGGATGAGGGTATAGGCGGAATGACAGGCCGCTGCGGTGTTGTTGAGGATTGGGGTCTGACCGTCCTGAACGCGTGTCCATCCTAAAAGCGAGGCAATCGCAACAGATTGATGCCGTTTCTCCTTCGTGGAGGAGACTAAACCGCTCTTGATCGCCGCCTCCCAGCTTTCCAGCTGAATGAGGAAGGAGGCGTTGTAATCCTCAAGGTTCTCGCGCCCCATGTACTGAAGCATTTGCTTATCGGTTAGCTTTTCGATGATCAGCGGCAGCGTCTTGAATTTGAGGCGGCGGGCCGCCTCGACGCGGTGATGACCGAAGGCGAGTTCGTATTGCCACAAACGCTGCTCACCGATGCGTCGGGCAATGATGCTCGGCCACAAGCCCACATCGCTGATAGAGCGCTGAAGCGCCTTGAGCTTGCTGTCGATATAGGGGAAGGCATGCAGGCGGCGGTACGGGTTGATGGCGATACGATCGATGTCGACGCTGATAATTTCAGCCATGTGAATCTCCTTCCTTTTCGTGATCGCGATTCATGATCTCGACGAGCTGACGCACGGCCTTGATGTGAAGCGACAGGATTTCCTCGCGCAGGGCCGCCGTCTGTTCGCGATCGCCGAGTATCTGATGCCCGGAAATGAAGGTCGCCAACAGGCAGGCTAGAGCGCCGCCTTGAACGCCCGCCTGACGCCCGGCGAGCAAAGGCCGAATGGCCTGCTCCACGGCCTCGGCCTCGATGGTCATGACCATCACCGGATCGGCCTGCATGGCGGGGCTAACGGTCATACGAGTTTGTCCGGCTTATCCGGCTTGGCCCGCTTGGCCGCAGAGGAAGTGACCGAGGCTCCCTCCGCGGCCGTCGCTCCCGGCGCTCCCTCGCCCGGCTCGGCCGCGGGCGTGGGGCCTGACGACTGAGCTGGCGCGCCGGAATCACTGGTCGGCGCCTGCGTTGCGCCGGAACCGGAATCGCTGGTCGCTGAATCGGTGGTGGCGAAGTCGTCGAGCTTGCTGCCTGTCTCGGCCGCCGGCGCGGCGAGCGGCGGGAAGGTTTCGTCGATCGTGGCCATGCCGTCAGAGACGGCCTTCATCATGGCGATCACGGCGCTGACATCGGGCGCCAGCCAATCGGCGGCTGCGCGTCCGATCACCGCTTCGGCGCGGGCGATGTCGACCCGTGCCGACAACTTTTTGATGGTCGCCTCGCGCCATTTCGGCAAGTCGCGGCCGACCTTATCGACCAGCGCGCCCTTCGCCTCTTCGAGCGCGAAATCGGCATAGGTTTGCAGCGCGTTGACCGTGACATTGCGGATCGCCTTGGAGACGCCGATTTGTAGGGCGATGTCACGCGCCCGGTCCTTGTCCTCCGCCGTTGCCCTCTCGCCGAAGGTCCGCTGACCCTTGCGCTGCTGGAACGGCCGCGTCAGCGAATAGCCGGTTTCGTAATCGGTGAAGCGCGCATAGATGAGCCAATAATCACCAATGTCGATGATTCGCCCCGTCTCGACTTCGTCATTGCCGTAAAGCCGCGCCAGGTCATTGGCGAGCTTGATGCTGGCGCCTTCGATCCAGGTCGTCTTGCCGCTCTTTCTCTCTTTGACTGGCCAGCGGTAATACCAATCTTCGCCGGCGGCCGCGGCCAGCACTTTCAGCTGTTGCAGCACCCGCGGCACATCGCGCGTCACGGCGAGCTTCTGCGCCCCGACCACCCGCAAGCCGGCGCCGCCGCCGCTCATCAGATCTCCGGCCGGTACGGTCGCGGGCAGCGGCGCATTGGTTCCCGCCTGGGCGAAATCGTCCAGGGCGCTCCGGCGTTCGTCACGCTCCGTATTAGCCATGTCTCATCTCCTTGACGCGCAGCACGCGCGGGTCCGACGCGTTGACGGTGTAGGCTTCGCGATGCTCGTTCTTCCAGGAAATCCGCCAGCCGGGCGCCAGCGCTAATTCGTGCGGGCCGAGCTTTGCCTTGACGGCTGTCTCGATGACCTCGACGCGCTTTTTCGCATCCTTCATTACGCCGTTGAGGCCCGCCCGCGCGGTCAGCAAGCGGTCAATCTCGTTGTCACCCGAGAGGTCGAGCGGCTGTTGTTCCTTGATCAGCGCTTTCGGATGAATCGCCCTGATCGTCTCGGCGTCCTGCTCCGGATCGAGCACCGGCATTAGGCCGGCGTCAAAATCGCACCAGAAGCGATCGACGGCCGCGCGCATCCGGGCCTCGGAGGCTTCGTGCCGCTCGACATCGAAGATCAACGGCTGCCACTCATAGCGGTGCATGACGAGCACCGCGATCGCGCCCCACGAAGCCGCGGCGAGCATCATCTCGGCGAGCGTCTGCAGCTGAAAGCCGAGTGGCGCGCCGCTGGTCCATTCACGCTCAAAGACACTCTCGGCAATGGTCTTGCACTGAACCACGCCGACGCCGGCGCGCTCGGGATCGACGGCCACCGCATCAGGCGTGGCACCGAGGCGGATCGCCGGATCGCGCAGATAGACGGCGGCGCGGCGGACCTGCCATTCCGGGCGTTCATCGTGCAGCATTTCGATGACTGCGGCCTCGCCCCAGCGGCCGCGGCGCAGCACGGCGTTGTCGGCCTGAGCTTGGGTGAGGCCCTGCTTGTCAGCCCACAGGCTCAACCGGGTGCGGCCGTAAGGGTGCAGGGTGGCGCGGCCATCGGGGTGCTTGAACAGGGCGGCGACCTCGGATGCGGTGACGTCGTGCTGGCGCCACTCGAGCCATTGGGCGCGGTCCGTGATTGGGCGCCGCTCGATCGTGTCGCCGCGATCATTCATAACCGCGCCCCCGCCGGCATGACCTCGCCAGTTTCAGGGTCCACCGTATGCGGGCCGGTGACGGGCGCCTCCGCCTTCGGCTCATTCGGCGACCGGCGGCGCTTGAGCTGACCGGACGCCTGACGCGCCTTTCTCAGCTCGTAGCCGAACGCTTCGATGGCGTCGGCGAGCTCCGCGTCATCGCGCGTGCGGGCCGCTTCGATTTGCGCCTCCGTGAGGCCGATCAGAGCGGAACCACAGGTCTTGCGTTCATGCGACCGGCACGCCGCCTCGGTGGCGAATTCGCGACCGTCACGGGCAACGTAAAGGGTGCGCTCAACGGTCTTCATCGAACCGCCTCTTTCAAATCGGCGCTGAGTTGCTCGATGGTCTGGCGCAAATCGACTTGCGCCTCGACGGCCCGCTCGCTGGCGTCATCGAGGGTGCGGCATAGCTCGAGGATGGCCTCGCAAATGGTCGCGTCGCTGTCGTTGACGCCCTGCATGACTTCGCGACGGTCGGCCAGACGTTGAGACGGCGTTCGCATGCGTTTCCCTCCATTGCAGCAGTAGATTCAACCGGGCGCGGCGCATAAGCCCACCGAGCCAGATGGCCAACGGCACGGCCGCGGCGAAATAGGCGATCAGGACGATCAGCAGGTCAGGGCGGCCTCACAATCTCCATCTCCATTGCGCGTCGAAGCCACCGAAGCGCATCCATTCGCCGGGCCATCCAGCCGGGCTCGGCCGCCACACGCCGCAGGCGTCCGGAGCGGCGGGCGGCAAGGGCGGCACGCGGATCAGCGCGGCGCGCACGGCGCGATGACGCCGGACAAAGCCACGCGCCAGGGCAGAATGAACGGGGACGCAGCGGTGCAGGCTGACGCGCAGGATCTGGCCCTTGCTGCAAGCCTGAGCCTCGGTGGGCATCAGGGCCCACAGCGCCATGAGGCCGACGATCAAGCAAAACCACACGCGCCGGGCGAACAGTACGGCCGTGCCGTAGATCATCGGCATGGCTTCGGGGTCGGGATATTCAGCGGGCGCGTGCACCAGCACGTTGTTGCGATAGATCACCGTGGCCCGATCGTTGCGCGGCAGGCCCTTGGGGCCGCCCAGCTCGTCAACGAACATGTCGAGATAGCGATCCGGCTCGCCTTCAGCGAAGTACGTGAACACCCGCACGTGCTCCGGGTCACCGCCGTCAAGCAATGGCCTGATCAGCTCGTTGAGACTGCGCCAGGTGGGTGGATTACCGTCGAGCACGACGGGTTGCACGCTCGGCGGGTCATCGATCCGGAAGATCCGCAGCTGCGTCTCGAAGCGGGTGCTCATGCCTCGGCCCTCGGATAGAGCTTCAGCAGCTTGCGGGCCATCAGAATGCGGCCATGCAGTTCGGTGCGCGCGCCCTCCGGGTCGGGGTCGGCGTCGGCCAGGGCGCGCAGCGCCGGCAGGCCGCTCATGATGGATTCCTCGAGCTCCTGCGGCGTCGCCGGGCGGCCCTCGGCGAAAGCCTCAACACGCACCGGCTCGCCCAGGCTGAAGAGATAGCCGTTGCCGACCGGGACGCGCGTATATGAGCGGCAAACCCACAGCAGCACGACGCCGGGATTGCGCTCGAGCATGATGCCGGGCGGATCGCGCTTATCTTCGAGCGGCGCGCGGCGCATGCGCGGGCGCGTCAGGAAGGGACAGGCCTGTGTCGCGAAGCTGGCGCATTCGACATGCGAGGCCGGCTCGGACGTGGCGCGATTGATGGCGCACATCGGGCCGATGCAGAAGGCGAGGTTGCGGAACAGCTTGGTGCCGCAAATCCAGCACAGGCGGCCGACGAAGGCCTGACGTACACGCATCGGGTCGGCGACCTGAAAATTCCACTCACCGTTGATCTTCGGTGTGAACCACGGCACCGGGAAGCCGCGCGGGTCGATCGGCAGGCGCTTCATCTGTGCCGGCAGCGGTGGCAGGCCTGAGCGCAAGGCGAGGGTCACGGGCTGCCCTCCTGCGTGCGTGTATCAGAAACCGGCAGGCCGAGGGCCGCTTCGAGCGCGCTGACCATTTCGTCATGATCACAAACGGGGACATAGGCCATCGCGGCGACGACCATCTCGTCGGTTAGATCGACAGTCGGCTGCCGGTGCCTTTCTTTGGGAAGGCGGGACACCGGCAGCCTACGGACGGGTGCTGGGGGGCGTGCCCCGTCCGATCTCTGGGATAGCCCGCGCACGACGCAGTCGGGGTCGGCGCGTAGGCTGTGCGCCAGGCGCGCCCGGCGGGCATCATCGCCGGCCGCGTTGCGGCGATGCTTGTTGATGATGTCGAGAATCTGATCGAGCAAGTCCATCCTGATCTGCCCGATGAAGTCGCCGTCGGGCACGCTGCCGCCGAGTGAATTGATCTCGTCGTAGAGGCGATCGAGCGGAGAGATGGGCATGATCTGCGGCTCCGTTGCGGGTGCCGGGATACGCCAACCTAGTTCAGGCGATTTGAAACTGCAAGCCGCAATTTACAGGCGGACGTGAAAAGACTGCTTGTGGAATACCGAGGCGTAATCCGAAAGCGCTTGCGCATCAGAAAAATTGAAGGCAGCATAGCGTAGAAGTACCTGGGCCATGGCAGCTGTCGACGGGACTGCGGCGAGTTGTGGAAGGCTGCGGGGGCGGTCAACCCAATTCCAGAGAGCCCAAAAAACGCACCCCATTTAGGTGTAGCGCGCGGTCCTGTGAGTGTCGGAGTACGGCGCATGACAGACAAGTCATCGACCGAAGCCGAGTGGCGCGACAAAGAGGCCTTTCATCGGCATCTCGCTGGCGAAATTGTCGCTGAGCTACCGTATCGCCCCGAGGATCAACGCCACGTCCTGTCGCTGGTGCTGCAGCTGCTGAAAATACCCGTCAAGATCAGGACGGCTTTCGATGGCTATTGCGACGAGGCGATAGCGGCGGCGGACAATGTCGTGCGCCTAAGGCAATTGAACGACGGCAGCCCAGCCGGACCGAAGTCGCATGCTTCGAGATCGATGGAAAAGCGCAGGCGGCACAGCTTTGCCGACAGTTTCAGCGAGAAGAATTTCCGGCTCCTTGCGGATAATGCGCCGGTCATGATCTGGCGTTCCGGAACGGGCAAGCTCTGCGATTGGTTCAACAAACCGTGGCTCGATTTCACCGGCCGCACTCTGGAGCAAGAGCTGGGAAACGGCTGGACGCAGGGTGTACACAAGGACGATTTTGATCGCTGCCTCCGCACCTATGTGTCCGCATTCGACAGGCGCGAGAATTTCAGCATGGACTACCGACTCCGTCGGCATGACGGTGTCTATCGCTGGATCTTGGACAATGGGCAACCCTACTTTTCCCGAAGCGGGAGATTCAGAGGTTATTTCGGATCGGCCATCGACATTCATGACCGCAAGCAAGCCGAAGCGGAAATGCGCTCTCGAGCCTCCGGGGAGGGGGCCTCGCTTGTCACCGATGATGAAGCCGAGATTGACTATGGTGGCTTGGTGCCGGAACGGCTTGACGGACCGTTGATGAAGGTCGTCGACGATGGCGACGATTTGCATTTCATTTATCGCGATCGGCATCTGGTCAGGAGCAAGGCGGATTTCGCTCTGACCAGACTACGGGTAAGCGCGGCCTTGCAAAAGAAGGAGGTTGGCGTCTGGCCCGACTTACGCGGGTTCAAGCGTGAGCGGGCCATGTGAGGGTCCCCCGACGAGCGCGGAAGCGAGCATCGTTAAGTGGCGCGGCCTCGCCGAGCACCGCGCCCCAGCCCGGACTCAGGGCTTGCCGTTTTCGATGCAGGCGGATGGTCCGCCGTTAAGTCAGCGGGGTCTGACGGCAATTCGCCGAGCGCTTCGCGCATGACCAGGTTGAGCCCGTCGACCTCGCCGACATAAATCCAGTCGAGCGTGATGCCCTTGATCTGCTTCTTGAGCAGCAGGGCGGCGGCAATGGAAATGCCGGCGCCGGCTTCGTAATTCGACCACTGTGAATTGGTGAAGCCGTAGCGGCGGCAAAAGACCGTCTGCGTCGGCCCGAAGGCCCGCCGCAGGCGTACCATGCGATCACCGAAGGCTGAATGGTTGCGTGATTTGCGAGGGCTTCGCGCCACTTACCGTGGTTCCCCTTTACCGACTTCCCCAGCCCGTATCATAGCCGACGTTTCAGTTTTCCTGAAACGGTTTCTTGATACCAGCAATTTCAGCGCTGGCTGAACGTTGACTTTTCAAGTGGCGTGAATAATCTCCGGGCGATGAAATTCACCTCCCTGACAACGACGACATCGGTGATCCAGGCCCTTGGCGGCTCGGCTCAGGTGGCGCGTTTAACGGGACGTAAATTGTCGGCGGCCTCGAATTGGCACCGCTGTCAGGCCTTTCCGGCCAACACCTATGTCGCCATGAGCGCCGCGCTGCACGCCAGCGGCCTGCATGCGCCGGCGTGGCTGTGGGGCATGGAGCCGAGGAAGAGCGAGAGCCAGACCGAGGTGGCGTGAGGTGCCGCGCGCCCCGTTCGCGCGCGCACTGTTGAAGGCTCAAGGGACGACTCGCCGCAAAGGCCAGATCGACCTCTTCACCCGCCGGGTCCGCAAGCTACCGCCGGCACCGGAATTCGCCTTGCAATGCATGGTCGCCGATATCCTGCGCCGCTGGGTCGCGCCCGGCTGGCGCTGGACGCATGTGCCGTCCGGCGAGGAGCGGCCGTCAAAGATCATCAAGGGCAAGCGCGTGTCGTTCGCGGCCGCCCGGCTCAAACGCATGGGCCTCATGCCCGGCTGGCCTGACCTGATCCTGCTGTCGCCGTCACCGGCCTCGCTGGCGCACTTCCTCGAGCTCAAGCGGCGCGGTGGCGAGCTCGACGCGGATCAGGAGGCTTTCGCCGCCTACTGCTTAACGCACGGCTACCCGCACGAATGGGCCGACAATTTCGATAAGGCGCTCGCCATCCTCCGCCGCTGGGAAGCCATCAGGCTGGGGATCACCGCATGAGCGAGATCGTCCACAACCGCGACCAGAAATTCGACCTGCAGCTCTCCCAGGCTTTGATCGACGAGCGCCGCCTGGCGGCTATTTTTGCCGGGGCGAAGATCGAGCGCATCGAACTCAAATCCGAAAGCTGGTTGTGGGAGCGGACTGGCAACATCTGCATCGAATATCGGCGTGCCGGCCGGCCCTCTGGCATCTCAACGACCGAAGCTGACGTTTGGGTTCACGAGCTCAAGCGCGATGGCGAGACGCTCGTCTATTTGATGTTCCCCATCGACCGTCTGAAAGCGCTGTGCCGGCAGGCTTTTGCGCGCGGCGATTATCGCCTGGGCGGCGGCGATGGCGGCGAATTCGATGTCATCCTGCTCAAGCTCAAGGACATCCTCGCATGACAGCGCTGGCGAGATATGATGCGGCCCGACGTGCCCTCGCCGAGGCCTGTCGGATCGATGTGGTGATCGACATCCACGACTGGGCGGCGACCTTCATGAATTATGCTCGCCAAGCCAAGGATGTCGAACTCCTCAATCAGGCGGTCGAAGTTCGTCTATTGGCCGAGCGCAGGGCGGGCCAGTTGCTCGAACAGATGGCGAGGAACGGCGAGCGCGATCAAGGCAAAGGCGGTGACCGAAAATCACGGTCCCGCGAAATGACCGTGAAACTTGCTGACCTCGGTGTCACCAAAAATCAGTCGTCGCATTGGCAGAAGCGTGCGGCGTTGAGCGATGAGGCCTTTGCGCTGGTAATGGCTTCCGTCAAGCAGGAGGCCATCGCCGTCGTCGCCATGAGCGCGGCTGAACGTATGGCGGTGAAGCGCGAACGACGGCAAGAGCGCGAGCGTGAGCTGGCCGTGAAAATCCGGGCGCTGCCGGAGGCCAAGTTCGGCGTGCTTTATGCCGATCCGCCCTGGCGCTTCGAGCCCTGGTCACGTGATACCGGCATGGATCGCGCCGCCGACAACCATTACCCCACGATGGAACTTGAGGAGATCAAGGCATTGGAGGTGCCGGCGGCCGACGACTGCGTGCTGTTCCTCTGGGCAACGCCAGCGATGATTTTGCAGGCGTTCGAGGTCATGGCGACCTGGGGCTTCGTCTATAAGACGCATTCCGTCTGGATCAAGGACAAGCTAGGCACCGGTCATTGGCTCATTAACCAGCACGAGGATTTGCTGATCGGCGTCAAAGGCAAAGTGCCGGCGCCGGCGCCCGGCGAGCAATGGCCGTCAGTAGTCGTGGAAGCTCGTCGCCAGGAGCATTCGCGCAAGCCCGAGATCTTCGCCGAGCTGATTGAGACGATGTTCCCCAATGTCCCGAAGCTTGAGCTGTTCGCTCGGCAGTTACGGCCGGGCTGGGAGGCTTGGGGCAACGAGGCAGCTTAAGTTTGATGAGGCGGTGCGATGGGCGGCTGGTTCCGCATGTATGACGCAGTGATCGATGATCACAAGGTGATGAGCCTGCCCAAGGAGCTGCGCTGGGATTGGTTCAGCGTGCTGTGCGTGGCCAATCGGCATAGAGGCCAGCTGCCGGCGATGAGCGAGCTGGCCTTCAACTTGCGGATCACCGAGGCGGAGGCCTTGGCGATGGTCACCAAGCTCAAGAATGCCGGGCTCATCGAATCGGAGCAAGGAGCGCTGAAGCCGCACAATTGGGAGGGCCGGCAATTTCAATCGGACAGCTCGAAGGAACGCACCCAACGCTATCGCGAACGTCACCGTGACGGCGGCGGTGACAAGACGGTGACGCCTCGCGCGCGTACAGACCAGACCAGACACAGAGTACAGACCAGAACAGAGGATTCTTCGCTTCGCTCAGAATCAGTATCGCATGTGAGTAAGGACTCACATGCTCCGACGCTGCCGGCTCAAAAACGAGCCGCAGCGTCGCCACGTCTGACGCTCGCCTCGGTCGATAATTTCGAGAAGCTTAGAGCCGCCTATCCGAAGCGCGCCGGCCAAAATCCGCGCAAGCCGAGCTTCGCCGCCTTCCAAACCGCGGTCATCTCCCGCAACGCCGAACCCGACCAGCTGATCGCCGCTGCCGGCAAATACGCCGCGGCGGTGCGCGCCGACGGCAAGGAAAGAACCCGTTACGTGCCGCAGCTCAGCACGTGGCTCAATCAGGACAGGTGGAGCGATGATTACACACCCGAGCGACAACCCACGAACGGAGCCGGCGACAAGTCAGTCCATCGGGCAGCTGAGCGGCTCGATAAGCGCGTTCAAGCCTTCTTCGACGATCCCCGCGACGACGAAGCACCGCCCCTGTCATCCAGCCGTCGCGACTAGGCTGGCCCGCCGGCTGCTCGGCTTCTACCCGAGAGCCAAGGCCGGAGACCCTGAGACCTATGCCGCCGGCGTCGCGGCCATCCTGGCGCGCTATCCCGAGGACATCGCTGACCAGATCTGCGGCCCGCTGAGCGTCGCCTCGACGATCAGCTTCCTGCCGACCCTGAAGGAAGTTCGCGACGCCTGCGAACAAGCCATGCGACCGCTCTATGAGGCCGCTTCGCGAGAGGCCGAGCGCAAGCACCGCGAAGCGCAGCTCGCCGAGCGCAAACGCCTCGCCGAAGTGCATGCGGCTCTCGACGTCGAGCGCGTCGAGCGCCTGGCCGCCGAATTCCGCAAGCAAGCCAAGCCGAGCCCCAGGCGAGGGCGCAATCCGAACGACGAGACGATCGCGGAAGCCCAGGCCAAGCTCGCCAGCTGCAAGCCGATCGCAGCCGATGATCCGGCAGCCGCCTCGCTGCGCCGCATGATGGGGCTCCTTGAGCCGCCCAAGCCCGAGCCGCCGGAACGGCAATGGTTGACCGAGGAGCCGGACGATCCGGTGTGAAAATTATTTCGCCCTGAAATCGCCTGCACCCTTGCGCCCTAGGGCATCACGCCCTATATGTGGGTGCGGGTGCTTTTGCCCGTTTATCAGGAGCACTGAAAAATGGCCCTCAATCTCGATGTGACCTTCACGGCCAAATCCAACGCCCAGCGCAACCTGCGCAAGGCGATCGCCGCCGGCGAGTGCGAAGCCGGCACCCACACCGTAGTGGCCGCCGGCAGCGGCTTCCGTATCGCGCAGGCGCTCCCCGACGTGGTGGTCGCGCCGGTCGCGCCGGTCGCTGAAGAGGCGACCTCGCCGGCCGGTTGGCGCGCCCCGGAGCCGCAGCCCTCGATCGAGGACGAAGCGGCTTACCAGGCGGAGTATCGCGCCGAGCAGCAGGCGGCCGAGCCCGCCAGCGTGCCGCCCGGCCTCGCCCGGTTGCGCGCTCATGACGACGCCGAAACGATCCGCGAATCGGTGGTCGCCGATCAGGACAACGCCCTCGGCCGCAAGGCCCGGGTCGGCGTCGCCAAGGAGAACCGCGAGATCAAGGCCCGCAAGGTGCAGGCGGCGATCGCCAAGCTGGACGCGCCGAAGCCGGTAGCGCGCAAGTCCGCACCCAAGGCCGCGCCCGGCGGCGTCTCACCGGAGGCGGCGAAAGTGCTCAAGGCGCTTTACTTCGCGCCTGCCTTCCGCGACCTACCGGCGCCTGAGCGCATTGGCTATTGGGTCGAATACAAGAGCATCAACGAGAGCGATGCTCCGCACGGCCTGCCAGTTCGCCGCGTCCCCGGCTTTGTCGCCGGCTTGCAGCGGCGCGGCCTGATCGAATGCCGCATGGACAAGCCCGGCAAATACTCGGCCCGCATCACGCCGGCCGGCGCCGCCCTGGCGCAGGAGGCGGGGCGATGACCTTCGAGGTCTGGTACATGCGGCCGTCGTTCTTCCGCGACGGCTCGATGGGCGTGAAGTGGTTGCAGGCGCACAAGCGCCTGCCCACGACCGGCACGCTCGGCGACACGCACGCCATGGTCAAAGAGGTCGAGGCCGACACGCTGGAAGGCCTGTTCTGGCAAATGCAAGGTGAGAACTGGTCGCCGAACGGCGAGGCCCGCGCGCTGATCCAGGGCTTGGGCCTTGAGCACACGTCCATGTCGGTGGGCGATGTCGCGCGCGATGCCAAGACCGGGGCCTGCTGGATCGCCGACAGCTTCGGCTTTCAGCTGCTTTCCCAAGCGACGGCGAAGAGCGTGCCGCTGGGCCGGCTGCTGGCCACGCCGGGCGCCTTGCGCGCCCTCGATGGCGAGCGCATCGCCGCGCTGCTAGCGCGCCACATCAGGGGCGATTGGGGCGTGGTCGACGCCGACGATCGCGCCGCTAACGACGCGGCGCTCGCCCAAGGTGAGCGCATCCTGTCGGCCTATGCCATCGATCCAGCGAAGCCGTGCGCCGGCCACGGCGCCAACTGCGTCTGGATCATCACCGAGCGCGATCGCAGCGTCACCACCGTCCTGTTGCCGGAGGAATACTGATGACCCTCGACATTCAGGCCCGCATCGACGCCATGACCGTGGAACAGCTCGCCACCGCCTTCTGCATCACGCCCGTCGACAGCCCGCTCTTCCACGGCGCGCTCGGCGTCTATTTCGTCAAACGGCTCAAAGAAACCGGCGCCCTGGCGCTGGCCCTCTCCTTCGGCTTCCGCTTCACGCAAGGATTTGCCCCATGAACCGGATCGCCATTAGCGCCGCGGCCTACGCGGCCATTGTCGCGGACCTCCCCGAAGAGGCCCGCGGCGTCGAACCCGAGCGCACCGTTGACGGGCGCTTGTGGGTCTGGCTGCCGCGGCCGCTCGTCGACGCGCTTGCCGCAGCACGCGGCCCGCGCGAGAGCTATAGCGATGTGATCATCCGCTTGGCGCGCTTGGCCAGCCAGTTGGACCCAAAGGAGGCCCCATGATGCGGCAGTGCGGCGATTGTCAATTGTGCTGCCGGCTCCTGCCGGTGGGCTCACTCAACAAAGCCGCCGGCCAGCGCTGCCGTCATCAGCGCCACCATAAGGGCTGCGTCGTGCACGCTCGGCTGGCGCAGATCTCGCCCGAATGCCAGTGGTGGAATTGCCGCTGGTTGGTCAACGACGACGCCGCCGAGCTCAGCCGCCCGGATCGCTCGCATTACGTGATCGACGTGCTGCCCGACTTCGTCACCCTGCGCAACGACGTGACCGGCGAGCGTCAGGACTTCGAAGTGGTGCAGATTTGGGTCGACCCGCATCATCCCGATGCGCACCGCGATCCGGCCTTGCGCGCCTGGCTGCTCAGGCGCGGCGCCGAAGGCGTGGCGGCGCTGATCCGTTATTCCGACCTAGACGGCTTCGCCCTCTTCCCGCCGAATATGAGCACTGACGGCGAGTGGCACGAACAGACCTCGCAGTACCGCCAACAGACGCACAGCTTCGCCGAAGTAGCGCGGGCGCTCGGTGCCCCAGGGCCTCTTGTCAGCGGGCGACAGAACCGAGTAGATTCGCGTGATGACTGACATTCCCGGCGATCTGCGCCGGCGCGTCAAGGAGCAGGAGCCCAAATGAGAGCCCGCCGCCGCTCCCGCCCTGCCTTCACTGCCCACTTGACGCCGATCGACGAGCCCCTATCCGATGACTTCATGGCGCCCGAGGAGTTCGTTCAGATCCTTGAGGAGCTCGGGCTGTCGCTGCTCGCTGTCGCTCGCTTGGTCGGGGTCAACGAACGAACCCCCCGCCGCTGGGTTAAGGGCAAAACCCCGATTCAGCCGCCGGTGGCGCGCTTCCTGCGCTTCCTGGCCCGCGCCAAAATCTCGCCGATCACCGTCATGGAGACGCTCGCCTCATGACCGACCGGCTGACCCTGACCCGTGCCCTTGAGGCCGGCGGTAGACGAGGTCCAACGAATGCCCCCAAGTCGTAGAGCTAACGCGACCCGAACGCACGAGCAGACCATCAACACCGCTTTGGCAGAGATATTAGAGGGGTTAGGGCGGACGTGGACCATGCATGCCGAGGACATCGGACACATTTTTGAGGAAGGCGGCCGGCCGGACATCTTGATTGGAAAATCTGACGGCTGGCCCATTGTCATCGAGGCCGAGGTCGGAAACCACAGGCAAGCGGAAATTGAGGCAAAGTCGAGGCTAGGAAAGACAATCTCCTCGAACTCCCACAAAGTGCATGCAGCTGTCGCACTGGTCTATGCCGACGACCTAAGAAGCCATCGCGGGCAACAATTACGTGAGGCTATCCGAACCACACTGTTCGAATACGCTCTTTATTCGAGCGATCAGAACGACCAACCTATTCGCCTTCCGACAGAAGGGTGGATCGTCGGCGGCATCAAAGAGCTAGCCATCCTCCTCCACCGTTCGAGCATTCCCGCTTGGCGCGTCGAAGCCCTCGCCGATGTGCTGGAAAGCGGCGTTACCAGAGCTGCAGGCAGCTTTTCAGCTGCTCACCCCGCCGGGAGCGCTCTAGGCCACGATGTTGCGAAACTGTTGGGACAGGTCGACGACACCGACGGACAGACTAGGCGAATGGCCATGACGGTCATCGCCGACGCCTTCGTGTTCCACGCCGCTCTCTCCGAAGCCGAGATGATCATCCACGACCCAGCGAGTCGGGCGGATCGCAGAGTGAGGGAACCGCGCGCATTCAGGCAACAAGGGGCGTTCAGACCGACCGCCATCATCGACGAATGGGAAAGAATCTTAGAAATAAATTACTGGCCAATTTTCCATACTGCCAGCAGTATACTACAGGTAATGCCAACGCAACTTGCGGCAACGATCCTAAATCTTCTGTGGGCTACTGCTGAGCAGCTAATTGTGGGGGGTGTCACGCGGTCACATGACCTTACTGGCGTGGTCTTTCAGAGGCTGATTGCGGACCGGAAGTTCCTCGCAACCTACTACACCATGCCCTCCGGCGCGGCGCTGTTGGCGGGTCTCGCACTTCCGATTTCACATCCTCCGGCGAGTGGTAAATGGAGCGACCCCACCGCAGTTTCGAGCCTGCGAATCGGTGACTTCGCCTGCGGCACCGGAACGCTCCTCTCAACTGCATATCAGAGGATCGGGCTTCTCCACGAGATGCATGGCGGAAACCCGAAAGAATTGCACCCTGTCATGATGCAACGGGGCTTGGTCGGCCTGGATGTACTCACGGTTGCAGTTCACCTCACCGCAGCCATGCTCGCCGGATCATATCCCGACACGCCTTTCGCAGGTGAATGCCTTCTCACGATGCCTTACGGCACCCATCAGTGGGGCGTGTGCGTCGGTTCGCTTGATCTGCTCGACCCGCAGACGTCGTTCGAGATCATCCAGGCGGCCGCCCATACTGCCGGCGGCCGAGGGACCGCGGAGATTCGTGATCTTATGGCCCGAGTTGGTCACGGACATTTCGACTTAGTCATTATGAACCCGCCATTCACTCGACATGGGGCGCACGAAGGAGACAGGACTCAGGTTCATAATCCGGCATTTGCCGCGTTCGGCGCAGACGAAGAAGAGCAGAACAGACTTGCGAACCGGCTCAGCAGGCTTGCGGCCCGAGGCGTGGCGCACGGTCACGCCGGTCTGGCTTCCTATTTTGCCGACCTAGCCGACCGGAAACTCGCGGGGGACGGCACTCTCGCTCTCGTGCTGCCGCTTTCGGCAATGAGCGGCAGCTCTTGGGAGAAGGTAAGAACACTGTGGCGCAACAACTACTCTTCGATCATGGTGGTTACAATTGCCGGTGAGGGGTCACATTTGCGTTCGTTTTCCGCCGACACCGGGATGGCCGAGTGCCTTGTCGTGGCTCGGAAGAGCAGGGTTCCCGGTGAGAACCGGGCCACTTTCGTAGTGCTTTCAAGACAGCCTGAAAGTTCGTTGCACGGCGAACTTTTGGCCCTAGTAATCTGTGAGGCGGCGACAGCTGGGACCGTTAGGCGGCTTGAGGATGGGCCGTTCGGCGGCACGCGTATTCTGCTTGGCGAGGTAGTCGAAGGCGAAGCCATCAATTGCCCGCTTCCTGCGGAAGGCCCTTGGCCGTTGGTCGGGATCAAGGACCTAAGCTTGGCCCAAACGGCGCACCAACTTTCTTTCGGGCGGCTTTGGATCGAGGGGATGCCGGCCGCGCACCATGTGTCCGTGCCCGTCGCCCCCCTAGAGCAGATCATCGTCCGCATGGGCCCGCATGATCTCGATATTACCGGGGCACAGGTGAAGGCCGACCGGATGCCCCAGGGACCGTTCGAGCTTATCCCAGGCACCGCACCTACTATGGCTTATCCGTCCTTGTGGAATCGCGACAGCGCGAGGGAGCGTCGCCCGCATGTGGAGCCTGATTCGCATTGCCGCGTTCGGCAAATTCAAGGGCGGATTCCCGCCGCGCTCGCGGAGCGCGCGGAAGCCCGTTGGGCGACGGCTACGCGTGCTCATTATGGGCGCGACCTTCAATTCAATTCGCAGTCGACCATCGTGGCAATGACTGACCAGCCGACTCTCGGCGGTCGGGCGTGGCCGTCCGTCGTCTTCGACGATCCACGTCACGAAGTAACCTTTGCCCTCTGGGCAAATTCGACGCTGGGCCTCCTATGTCACTGGTGGATGTCAAACAAGTCGCAGACTGGTAGAGGGACAACAACGATCACGAGTATCCCGGCAATCTCGACCCTCGACGTGCGGCAGCTATCGGATGATCAGCTAGGAGTGGCCGGCGAGGAATTCGAGGCCGTAAAGGATTGCCGGCTCCTCCCATTTGATCAGCTCGACGAAGATGAAGCGCGAGCAAACTTGGATCGCCGGCTTCTCGTCAACGTGCTGGGTTTGTCAGCAACCCTTTGTGACCCCAACGGGCCTATGGAGCGTCTCCGCCGCAAGCTCGCCGCAGAACCGCAGATTCGCGGTGGCAAACAAACTCGGCTCGTATTCACCGAGGACGGAGAGGAAAGCGTCCCACGTTAGGTCGATTGAGTTTTGACCCTAGAGCCTGCGCAGCCGTTCGATGCCGGCGGCCCTGGCGGGCGCAGGACGGCCATCGCGGCCGCGGCCGGGGCCTGGGATAGCGGGCCGCGGCCAAAGCCCGTCCTGGGGCATCTGTGAGGCAGCTTGACCATCGCGCGGTTTGACGGTGTTTTGCTGCACTCATGGCTTATTGGGCGGTCGCTCGCACCCTGCCGAGGCGCGAAAGTGTCGCCGCTGAGCGCCTGAACACGGCCGGCTTTGAAACCTTCGCCCCGGAAACCAAAACCGGGCGTGGCGAGGCGCCGCTGTTCCCGGGCTACCTGTTCGTCCGTATCGTCGCTCGCTGGCGCGCCGTCGACCGCACGATCGGCATCATCGGCCTGATCAAGTTCGGCGAAGTGCCGGCGAAGTGCCCGGACGCCGAGATCGCCAAACTGCAAGGCCAGCTCGATGCTGACGGCCTCGTGAGTCTGCCGCACCGCCCGCCTAAGCCCGCCCGGCCGACGCCCGGCGCCCAGGTGCGCATCGCGGCCGGCCCGTTCCGCGGCTTCACCGCCATCTATGCCGGCATGACCGCGCGAGACCGCGAGCGCGTGCTCATCGATCTGCTCGGCCGCCAGGCGCTCGTCGAACTGCGCACCGGCCAAATCTTTCAGTCAGCTTGAACTTGCGCAGGCCGCGCGGCCGCGCTACACCATGCTCCGCTAGCCGGCGAATCGTCGAGGGAAGTTCAAGCCGTATGGACTCTCCCCACCGCGCGGAGCGTTGCGCTCCCCCACCCCAATTTCAGCCTTGGCGTCGCTGGTACAGCTTGCAACGCTGGCGGAAGCGGGCTCTCGATCAGCTCCGGCGCCAACCGCTATGCGCCAACTGCCTAACTCAGGGTAGGATCATTGTCGCTACCGTCGCCGATCATCACCCACCGCATCGCGGCGACTGGAACGCCTTCCGCCTCGGCCCCTTGCAATCGCTCTGCTTCGATTGCCACAACCGCAAATGGGCGGAGGATGCGCGTGGTTATCGTTGTGACATCGACGCCGACGGCCTGCCGCTCGACGCCAGGCATCCCTTCAATCAGAGGCCGCGTCGTTACACCGGCTGGCAACCAGAGCCAGGTCCGCGGCCGGCTCCTCCAACCACCGGGACGGGAGTGCAACCGCCCTCGCGACCCTGACCCGGTGAGGCGGCGGTCCGAGCTTTTGGCCCCGGCTCCCCGCCGCCAACGCTTACCCGCCTGCTGGCGCTACCCGCGGCGCCGCTGCCCCGGCGAATGCCAATACGGGCTCAGGCCCGACGAATGCTGGCACCAGCTCGCCATGGGGCACATGGGGGACCACCGGGCACATCGAAGCTGATGGCGGGGGGGCGACGCGAAAAAATCTCCGCCGCTGAAACCGCGGGCGTCGGAGCGCCATCGTTCTGGCGGCTGCACATTCGGGGGGTGGTGATACGAGGTCGGCCGCCGGTCCGCGGCGGTGCGTGAGAGGTGAGACGCGGTGAATGACCTGTGGGCGACGGTGAGCCGCTATCCGATGTTCGCCATCGGCGCGCTGATCCTGCTCGCCGTGCTGTGCTGGCTGATCTTTTTCCGAGTTTGACCGCGAAAGGAAACCAATGACCGACGATCCGCGCGAAGAGAGCGAAGAATATTCTTGCCCGCCCGTGCCGCCGACGCCCGGCGAGCCCGATGCGCCTCCTGATGCGCAGCTCCCCGAGGGTGGAGAAGGCACGCAACTACCCGAGCGAGGTGGTCGCCGCGTCGCCGCTATCCGTTGGCTGCATCGTCGGAAGAAGCGCCGCGACAGCAAGCCCAACATCCTGGTCATCATGTCGGATGACGTCGGTATCTCCAACATCTCAGCCTACACGCACGGCATTCAGGGCTTCCGCACCGAGAACATCGACCGTCTGGCGCGCGAAGGGGCGATCTTCACCGATTGCTATGGCCAGCAAAGCTGCACCGCCGGCCGTTCGGCCTTCATCCTCGGGCAATGCCCGTTCAGGACCGGCTTGACTGCGGTCGGCCTGCCGGGTTCGCCGCACGGCATTCCCGATTGGGCGCCGACCCTGGGCGATCTGCTCAAGGAGCAAGGCTACCGCACCGGCCAGTTCGGCAAGAACCACCTTGGCGATTGGAACAAGCATTTGCCGACGCTGCACGGCTTCGATGAGTTCTACGGCAACCTCTACCACCTCAACACGAGCGAGGAGCCGGAGGGCGAATTCTACCCCAAAGACCCGGCCTTCCTGGCGGCCTATGGCCCGCGCGGCGTGCTGGATTGCCGGGCCACCGATCGCGCTCCGCCCGACGTGCGCGAAGACCCGCGCTTCGGCCCGCAGGGCAACCAGATCATCCGCGACACCGGGCCGCTGACGCGGGCTCGGATGCCGAACTTTGACGATGGCGAGGTGGAGCCGCGGGCCGCCAAATTCATGAGCGATGCGGTCAAGGCCAAGGAGCCGTTCTTCTGCTGGTTCTGCCCGAGCCGCCTACACGTCTTCACCCGCCTCAAGGAGGAGAGCCAGGGCAAGACCGGCGTCGGCCTTTACGGCGATGGGATGCTCGAGCACGACAACGCCGTCGGCCGCCTGCTCAAGCTGTTGGATGATCTCAAGGTCGCCGACGACACCATCGTCATCTGGACGACCGACAACGGCGCCGAGCTTGCCAGCTGGCCGGATGGCGGCAACACCCCGTTCCACGGCGAGAAGGGCACGACCTCGGAAGGCGGCTTCCGCGTGCCATTCCTGATGCGCTGGCCCGGTGTCATCGATCCCGGCACCTGGGAGAACGCCATGTTCTCCTTCGAGGACGTCTTGCCGACGCTGATGGCGGCCGCCGGCGAGGACAACATCGTCGAGGATCTGCGGGGCGCAGGCCGGCGCTCGCGACGCCGCAAGGATACCACCTGGAAGGTGCACCTCGATGGCTTCAACTTCATGCCCTACTTCCTGGGCGAGGTCGATCATTCGCCGCGCGAATCCTTCCTGTATTTCGGCCAGACGGGCGAACTCAACGCGGTGCGCTGGAACGATTGGAAGGTCAGCTTCGCCCATATCGAAGGCAACATGTTCACCGGGGTGCGCTCCATCCCGGCGGCGCCGACCATCAACAACTTGCGCGCCGACCCCTACGAAGTGATGCACATGGAAAGCGAGATGTATCTGCGCTTCTACGCCGATCAGCTTTGGCTGTTCGTGCCGGTCGGGCAGAAGATCGCCGAGTTCGTGCAATCGATGCGCGGCTTCCCCAACCAGCAAGGCCCGCTGGCGCAGCCGAGCGATCTTAATTACGCTCTCATCAGCGTGGCCGAATGGGCGGCGCGCTTTGCCGACCCGCGCAAGTTCATGATCAACGCCTTCGACTGAGGTCACGCATGCGGCCAGGCAAACGACCGATGCCGACGCATCTGAAGCTACTCCGAGGCAATCCGGGGCAGCGCTCGCTTAATCGCAACGAGCCGATGCCGACGCTGCCGGAGCGGCCGCCGGACCCGCCGGAGTGGATCGAAGGCTACGCTCGCGAAGAATGGGGCCGTATCATCATCGAGGCCTTCCGGCTCAAGCTGGTGACGTCGATGGACCTCAATCCGCTGGCCGCCTATTGCAAGGCCTACGCGCGCTGGCGTACGGCGGAGGAAACCATCGCCGCGATGGCCGAACGCGATCAAGTCATGCACGGCCTCATCGTCAAGACGCAGAGCGGCGGCGCCACCCCCAATCCGCTGGTCTGGATTGCTCAAAGCGCCGCGCGCGATATGGTTCGCTATGCAGCCGAGTTCGGACTTACCCCAGCCGCCCGGTCGCGGATCGCCGCCATCGACGCCGCCGGGAAGACGGGTAAATTCACCGGCTTCCTGGCAAGTTAAGCGGACCGCCAAGGGCAAGCGCCGCGCTGCCCTGGTCATCGGCTTCATCGAGCGCCTGACGGTGCCGAGCGGCGAGGGCCAGGGTAAGCCCTTCAAGCTGATGGGATGGGAGAAGCGCTTCATCCGCGACATCTACGAGCCGCATCGCGGCTTGCGCCGGGTGGTCCGCCGGGCCATTTTGAGCGTCGCCCGGAAGAACGGTAAGACGGCGCTGATCGCCGCCCTGGCGCTGGCTCACCTGATCGGCCCCGAGGCGATCCCGAACGGCGAAATTTACTCCTGCGCCAACGATGTGGACCAAGCGGGCATCGTCTATAAATTCGCCTCGCAGATCGTCGAACGCGAGCCTGAGCTCAAAGACAAGATCGACTTGGTGCCCTCGACCAAGACGATGATCGGCCGGCCGACCGGCTCGGTCTATCGAGCGGTGTCACGCGAAGCCGGAACCAAGCACGGCTACTCGCCCTCGGTGGTCATCTACGACGAGCTGGCGCAGGCCATCAGCCGCAACCTCTATGACGTGTTCGACACCTCGTTCGGAGCCCGCACCGAGCCGCTGTTCATCGCCATCTCGACGCAGAGCAACGATCCCGAGCACATCCTGTCGAAGCTGATCGACGATGGCCTGTCGGGCACCGACCCGTCGATTATCTGTCACCTCTATGCCGCCGACGAGGATTGCGAGCTGAACGACGAGCGGCAGTTGCGCAAGGCCAACCCGGCGCTCGACGTGTTCCGCGATCGCGAGGATCTGATGACGGCCATCCGCAAGGCAATGCGTATGCCGGCCGAGGAGCCCAAGGTCCGTAACCTGTTCCTGAACCAGCGCGTGTCGCCGACCTCGCCCTTGGTGTCGCGCGTCGAATGGTTAGGCTGCGTCGGGCCGGCGGAGTTCGTTGTTGGGGAGCCCGTGTATCTGGGCCTGGACCTGGCCAGCGTCGTCGACCTGGCGGCGCTGGTCATGGTTTCGGTCGCCGACCCGGCCCGAGTGGCGCCGCATTTCTGGAAGCCGGCGGCACTTCTCGAGGAGCAATCAAGGCGAGACTTCGGCGCCGGCAACAACCGCTATCAGGAATGGGCAAATGCCGGCCTGCTGCGCTTGAGCCCCGGCCGTTCCATCGATCCGGTGGTGGTCGCATCCTTCATCGGCGAGCTGCATCAGCGCTTCCAGATCCGTGGCCTCGCTTATGATCGCTGGCGCGTCGACGACCTGTTGCGAGCCTTCGATAATATCGGCTTGCGGGCCTTTAAGGACGGCGAGAAAGGCGACGGGCTGCGCCTGGTGCCGTGGGGCCAGGGCTACAAGGATATGGGCCCGGCCATCGACGCCCTCGAATTGGCGCTGTTCGAGCACCGCCTCGCGCACGCGAGCCATCCGATCTTGAACTGGAACATGAGCAACGCCGTGGCGAACACTGACCCGGCCGGCAATCGCAAGCTCGACAAGGACAAGGCCCGCTTCCGCATCGACGGCGCGGTGGCCCTGGCGATGGCGATGGGCCTGCGCTCGCGCGATCGCACCGCCAGGCCGATCGACGTTGCCGCTCTCATCGGCTGAACGTCAGGCATTCATTTTCAAACCCCGGAGGACGCGATGAGCCTCGGCGGATTGCTTCTCGGCTTGATCAACATCGCCATCGTGGTCGCCGTCATGCTGCTGATCGGCGCGGTCATCCTCTGGTTCCTCAACTGGATGGGCATGGCCGTCTCGATGCAGATGCAAAAGCTGTATATCGCCGTGGTCGCGTTGGTCGCGCTCTACGGGCTGGTCAGTTTGCTCCTCGGCGTGCCGTTTGTGCACGTCCTCGGTGGTCGCTCCCTGATCGATTAGCCATGAACATTCACGCCAAACCGCCCCGATCGAGGCCATTTCAGCGGCGCAAGCCGGCGATGCTGCCGCAGGCGACCGCGAGCGCGGAGACGTTCGTTCGCTATGTGACCGCGCAAGCGCACGCGCAGCTTGTCCATGACGATCCGCTCGCGATCGCCAATCGGCGCTGGCCCGCCGATGCGCGGGTACGCACCGTCATCCGTGCCGTCAGCGAGCCGCCGGCCGACCTGTCCAACACGCCGGCGCTGGCGGTGGTGGCGACGGACTTCATCACGAGCTTGCAGCCGATCTCAGCCGCGGCGCAGCTCATGAGCGCCGGGCTGTTGCTCAACTTCGATCGCTACGCCCGCATCGTCCTGCCGGATTTCACCGGGCTCGATGATCTGCCGACGCCGTTCGTCGGAGCCGGCCAGCCAGCACCGGTCGCCGAGATGAGCAGCTCGGCGCCTGCGCTCGAGCCCTACAAGATCGAGCTGATCGTCACCGCCACCAAGGAAATGATCTTGGGTGGCAACGCTGAGCGACTGATCGGCGACGCGCTCAAGCGCTCGGCGGCCTTCGCATTAGACAAGGCTCTATTCGACGCTCATCCGGGCGACGCGAACCGGCCGCCAGGCCTGCGGACCTCGGCCCGCCTCGCCGAATCGGTGGCGATCAACAATGAGACGGCGATGCAGATGGACGTGGGCCGGCTAGTCGGCGCGTCCGAGCATGTCGCCGCGGCGGCGCCGTTCTACTTCATCGGCCGCTCGCGCCGTATGTCGGCGATGCGGATGCTGATGAAACAGGTGCCGCCCAACTTCGTCTTGCTGTCGAGCGCCGCCGGCCAGGCGCTCCCCGAGAGCGCGCTGTTGTGCGTGGTGCCGCTGGGTTTCGCCTCGGCCGTCGGCCTACCGGAAGTCGAGCTGGTCGAGAGCGCCACCGTGGAGATGAACGACGCGCCGGGCTCGCCCGACCTTTCGCAGGCGCAGCGGGTCCGATCGATGTTCCAGACCGACACGGTCGGCATCAAGATCAGAATCCCGGCGAGCTGGGCGCTACGCACGCCGGACGCCGCGAACTGGATCACCTGCATCTGGCCTTCCGACATCGGCGGCGGCGGCGAGGGCATGCCCGAAGCGCCCTATGACGAATTCCATTATGGCCGGCATCAAGGAACGTGGGCGGCGGTCTGCGAGGAGCCGCCGGCGACGCCAACCGGCACCGGTTATGTGCGGACGAGCTACGGCGCGCCCGGCGGCTGGTATGCGATCGACAATTTCGGCTTTGCGTCGCTCAACTCGCCGGCCTTCATCGGCACGCCGACCGCGCCGACGCCGCCGCAGGGCGATGTCAGCAGCCGCTTGGCGACGACGCAATTCGTGCGCGAGAACGCCGGCGAGGGCGGTGGCGGTGGCGGCGGCGTTGAGGAGGTTCCGGAGACGCCGGGTGTCTATGCACGCACCCGTCTAGGCGGCGTGCTGGAATGGTCGGATTTCGGCACGCTCAAAGTGGCGTCGCTCGCCAAGCCGATCTTCGAAACTGGCGGCTCGCCGACGAGTGTGGGCGTCGGCATCGGTGACCTGTCCACCGGCTATTATCGCTCGGGCAACGTCGTCGTCTGGTCGATCGCCACCAAGCCGGTAATGCAGTTGATGGATAGCAGCGCCGCGTTCTTTGTGCCGCTCAACATGGGCAATCAGACGATTCAAGCCGTCGCCGACCCAGTCGTCGACACCGACGCGCTCAACCGGCGCACCGGCGACGGTCGCTATCTGCAACGCGGCGGCGGCATCATGGACGGGCCGCTGGTCGCCGCGCGAGGGCTCGCAACCTTGCCGGGGCTGGCGGTCGGCGACACGAACACCGGGCTCTACCGGCAGGACAACGACCTGGGCTTCTCGGTCGCGGGCTTCCCGATCTTCTACTTGTATGCGAGCCGCGAGGCGGCCATCACCGGCCCGCTCACTATGTCGATGCAGCGCATCATGGCCCTTGCTGATGCGACGACGGGCACCGACGCGCTCAACCGGCAATCCGCCGACGCTCGCTACCTACAACTGACCGGGGGCGCACTTAGCGGTAACCTGATTCTCAACGCGCCGCCGGTGCTTGCCACCCACGCGGCGACGAGAGGCTATGTCGATCAGACCGCCAGCCCGCGCGCGCCGACCGTCATCTTCGACATCCCGGTCGATTATCCGATCGCCCACGATGACACCTGGAAAATACTCTACACCGCAAACTTCCCGATCCCGCGCGGCGGCAATTCGCTCGTCATGGTGAGCCTGTCCTGCAACGTCAAGGACGTTAGCGCGATCAAATTGATTGGCGCGCGCATTCAGGGCAACCCCGAGCGAATCGTTTGGGCCTACGGCGCGACGGCGCCCAACATCAGCTGCGGCTTCACCGTCAACTTGTATGCGGAAGTGAGCGGCAATAATCCGGCGGTCGTCATCGAGCTCAAGCCGGTCGACGGCGGTGCCGGCGCAGCGCCGGCTCCCTTCACGGTGGTCGGCGGCGGCCCGACGGTGGCTGATCGCTCGCAAATCTGCATCTTCGATCTCGGACCGCGCTAGGAGGCCCGACATGCCGATGGCACCCCACAAAGATGAGTCGCAATCCGACTTCATGGCGCGCTGCGTGCCTGAAATGATCGGCACGGGTGAGGACGCGCGACCGCAGGAACAGGCGGTCGCCATCTGCCTTGACATCTGGCGCGAGGACCATCCGGAGGATGCATATCGGAGCCGCGGCCGGCGACGCCGGCAAGCACCGCCACCCGGCGCGGACGAGAGTCACGACGACTTCATGGATCGCTGCACCACGGCGCTGATGTCCGAGAACGGCAACATGAGCGAGGACGACGCCGCGCAGATGTGCGAGGTCGCCTGGGGCGAAAAAGGCCACGCCCTCAAGCCGATCATCAAGAGCACCGTCGCGCCGGTGCATGACATGGAATTCACGCTTTCAGACGAGTCGGTGGATCGTTACGGCGACATCGTCACCGCCGCCGGCTGGGAGCTAGACAATTTCCGCAAGAATCCGATCGCCCTGTTCGGCCATCAATACGACTTCCCGATCGGCCGCTGGCTCGATCTGCATGTCGATGATGAGGCGAAGGCACTGCGCGGCAAGCTGGCCCTAGCGCCGAAAGGCACCTCACCCCGCATCGACGAAATCCGCACCCTGATCAACGCCGACATCCTGCGCGCCGTCTCGGTCGGCTTCCGCGCTCTCGAGCGTCCGAAATGGATCAAGGACGAGGAGGGCGAGGAGACCGGCGGCCTGCATTTTCTGCGCCATGAATTGCTGGAATGCTCGGTGGTGCCGGTCCCGGCCAACCCGAACGCCCTGGCGATCGCCAAGGCGCTGCGCATTTCGTCCGACACGCTCAAGCTGGCGTTTGCCGAGTCCGGCGAACAGCGCCAGCCGGTGCGGCGTCGGATCATCACCGGCGAGCCCGCCGCCATCCCTCAAGCAACAAGGCACAAAGCCATGTCGCTCTCACAACGAATCGAGGACGCGCAGGCGCGCGAAACGGCGCTGCGCGATCGCCTCACCGAACATCTCGGCCACGTCGATGACGCTAACGCCAGCGAAGCCGAGGACGCCATCACGCTTGAACTCAACCGCCAGATCGGACAGGCGGCCCGGCATCGGGCGACGCTCGAGGAGGCGGAAAGGGCGCTCACGCCCGGCAACGGCAACGGCGCCGATCCTGACGCCGACCCGCCGGCCGAGCCGACCGGCCGCGCCCTGGTGCCGGCAGGCCGGAGCATGCCGCGTATCGCGGTGCAACGCCTCGATGGCTCGATCAAGTATCGTTCACCGCGGGCGGCATCGCTGTCGCGCCGCAAAGAGCTGGACGTTGTCGACTACATCGTGCGCAACGGCGTCATCACCTTGCTGGCGCACCGCTTGCGCAAGTCGGGCGATGAAGTCCGGCAAATCTACTATCGCGACGACGAGATGACGAAGGTCGCCTACGAGTACATCCAAAAGGCGCGCTCGGAGCCGGCGACGACGACCGGCACCGGCTGGGCGGCCGAGCTGGTCACGCAATTCCAGGGCGACTTCATGTCGCCGCTGATGCCGAACGCCATCTTTCCGAAGTTGTCGGGGCGCGGCCTATCGCTCGACTTCGGCCGGGCCGGGCGCATCGCCATCCCGACACGGCAGCGGACGCGCACCATCGCCGGCTCGTTCGTCGGCGAGGGGCAACCGATCCCCGTCAAGCAGGGCGTGTTCGCGGCGCAGATCATCACGCCGAAGAAATTGGGCGTGATCACGGTGATGACGCGCGAGATCGAGGACCACTCGATCCCGGCCATCGAGGCGCTACTCCGCGATGCGATTTCGGAGGACACCGGGGAATCCATCGACAACGTGCTGCTCGATGCCAACCCGGCGACCGCGCAACGGCCGCCCGGCATCCGCAACGGCATCGCCTTTACGCCTGTTACCGGACCCGGGACCGATCCACCGTTCACGCGCATGATCGGCGACTTCCGCTCGCTACGAGCCGCGCTCATCAACTCGACGAACGGCAACGTGCGGGCGCCGTGCTGGATCATGAATCCGATCCGGGCGGATGCGATCTCGCTGATGGTGGCACCGGCTTCGGGCAGCTTCCCGTTCAAGGATGAGGTCGGCGCCGGGTCGCTGCTAGGCTGGCCGATCTTCGATTCGACCCTGGTCGACCCGCAGCAGATGATCGTCGTCGATGCGGCCGACTTCGTTACCGCCGGCCAGGGCGTGCCGACGTTCGAGGTGTCGGATCAAGCGACCCTGCACATGGAAGATACGGCACCGCTGCCGATCGTCGACGGGACGCCAGCCTCGCCGACGCGCTCATTGTGGCAAACAGACAGCTTCGCCCTTCGGATGCTGTATCGGCTCAACTGGCTGATGCGGCGGCCGATCGTGGCGTGGATGCAAGGTATCACTTGGTGAGGTCAGCTATGACCGACGACGATCTGGCCGCGGCGCGCGCCCGCATTGCCGACCGCAGCCGGCAGGTCGGCGAATTCGCGACCACCCGGCCGACGCCGACACGGGATGAACAAAAGCCCGGCGAAATCGTCATGCTCAAGCAGTGGGACTTATCGCCGGTCGACCCGTCGTCGTTCGACCCGACCGAACCGCCCGGCCGGCCGCTGCCGACCGAGCCGCCTGTCCCGATCGCCGCGCCGGTGGCTTCCGGCACGGCGGTGGTCGGCTCGGTGCTGACGACAACCGACGGAGAGTGGCGGAATTCCCCGACCTCGTTTGCGTATCAATGGCGCCGGGGCGCGACGAATATCGGCGCCGCGACCGGGCCCAGCTACACGCTCGTCGCCGCCGACGATCTCGCCGTGATCACTTGCATGGTCACGGCGATCAACGGCGTCGGCAGCGTCGGCACCCCTAGCAACGACATCGGCCCGGTGGTCAGGCCGCCGCCGGCGAACACGGTGGCGCCGGTCGCTTCCGGGACGCCTGAAGTGGGTGAGACGCTTACGACCACTAACGGCACATGGACCAACGCGCCGACGTTTACTTACCTCTGGCGCCGGGGCGGGACGCCGATCGTCGGCGGCGCGACCGCTCAAGCCTACGTCCTCGTCGCCGCCGATCTCGGCGCCATGATCACTTGCGCGGTCACTGGCACAAACAGCGGGGGCAACGCCCAGGCCATCAGCAACGCTATCGGCCCGATCGTCGAGCCGGAGGAATAAGGGAGTTTTGCGATGCGCACCGATGAAGAACTAGCGGCCGCGCGCGCCGCGATCGCCAGCCGGCAGGCCGGCGAATTCGAAACCACCCGGCCGACGCCGACGCAGGCCGAACACGATCTGCTGGCGTTGATGCCGGCTTCGCCGTTGGCACACACGCCCCGCGTGCTGACCATGCTGAAGGAGTGGGATTTATCGCC